GAGGCAAAGGAAGCGTATCTCCTGGTTGAATGTTACGGGTTTATTTTCCAAGGTTCCATAAAACCGCTGCCCGTACAGAACATCTACCTTGTGCTCACCATAGGCGAGCGGTATGCGCATAAAACGGTAGTAATACTCGGACAGCTCACCGGAATCAAGAATGATATTGCCTTCGAACGAAGGAGCGCCGAGCTCGAGGAACCTTTTGAATCCCTCGCGGTTGATATTGTTTGCCATGATATTTTTCCTCCTAAATACTTACTTCGTTAAGCCCTCGAATTTCGGATTTTTCCAGAGCACATTCTTCATATCACTCCTTTTCCATCTGAACAGTCCAGCCGTTCACGTCGGAATAAACCGCATAGAGCAGTGTTGCAAAATTATAGCCTCCGTCATACAGCGTATAACGAAGTGAAATGTTCAGCGCAAGAGTGCGTTCCTTGACGATGCCATCACAATCAAGATAGCTGAATATCTTTGTCGGATGGGAAAACCATGCTTCACGTTCTTTATTGAATTTATCTTCATCGTATTCCACGACTTGCTTGAAACACGAATCAAACGTAGCAAGCTTGACCGACGAAAATACATCAGCCATCATCCCACACTTTTCAATCAATTCATCAGGCCATTCGACTTTGATGATTGCTGCACCATCGCGCAGTTCTTTCAGTTCTTTGCGGGGGCTCAGCGAGACGTTGTAGCGTTCACTGAGGAAGGTGAACAGCCAGGACCAGTCAATGACTTTCAGGAAGTTAGATACTTCCTTGGAATCCATGAAAATTTTGATTTCTTTCCGTGCCATAGTTTTATCTCCTGTTTTTCGATTTTCTAAAAAATGGTTCAAGTCATAGAATTCCAGTTATTGCCCAACCATTCACACCAGCCTGTGGTGGAGGAGGGGCAATTTTTACTGTCCGCGCAGATATGATTCAGCAGCATTGCCAAGTGAAACTTATCCAATGTCCGAATCATTTCGAGATTTGTCTTATCAGACTGCACGATTGTCATGTCAACGTCGGTTTTCGTCTTGATGTACGACACGGCGTCGCCCATCTTTTTGAAAAAAATTCCGCAGACCGGGACAAAGTATCCAACCTCGATGGAAAGCTCTGCCAAAAGACGGTAGCTGTCAGCAGTGTTCGTCCTCTGGAAAAGTTCATCGAACTGAGCGCGAATTTTCTTCTCATCGTTTTTCCCAATGTCATTCAGGTCAAAGATGTATTCCTGAACAATGAACCCATTATTAGATTTCGTGGGCACATATGCTTTGTAACAGGATGCATCAATCTGTTTCATGACAATCGGAAAGTCATGGGAAGACGTGGAATACAGACGCGCTTTATCGACTTCCTTTTTCAGCTTTTCCAGCAGCTTTTCAAGAACAGCCTTGAGATATTCGGCGTGCTGATGGCAGGTATCCACTTCTGTCTGGAACATACCGGTGTCATCTTTGAGCCGTCCGGTTTCCCAAGCTTTGTCAAAGACGCACTTGAGTTTCTGGAGCTCGGTTGCATCCAAGTTGTCGTATTTCCCAGACTTCGTTTTAGCCTCAAAAATGGCGATTGCTTCACGCACTTCACTGTACGAATCAAGTATCAACTCAAGGTCCTCCAAAAAGAGTTTCTTGTTGATGTCGATGGAGTAATCGATGTCGGTAACGCGCAAGGTTACGATTTTTGCTTTTTCTTCGACATCGAACCCCATTTCCCGGCAAATATCCGGGAACTGTTTCAGATACATCATAATTTCACCTCAAACTTTCTCAGCGATATCTTCGCCGTATACCATGCTCAGGTTGGAACCGTTGTCCAATTCGGCAACATAGCTAAAATCTACAGTCAATGTGTTTGTCGTAGGCAATTTCTCCTTTCCAAGTAAAAAAACAGACCCGCCAAAATGGTGGGTCTGCTTGTTGTTTACAGATTGTGAATTGTACGGTGGAAAATGCTGCTAAGTGGAATGTTATCTATCGTACACTTCCATTCTATTCGGTTCGCACAAACATGCAAGTAAAAATGGGCCTTCCCAAAAGGAAAGCCCATTGTATTGCATTGCTGATACTCAGATAGCTGCACAGAAGTTCGCAAGGCGTTGCCACAGCAAGTAGTTATCGTAACTCATGCGTACCTTTTCCGGCACGCCTGTAACGAGATACCACTTATGTGCCTTAGCCTTGATGTTCGAGATGCGCTGCTGTTCACTGCGCGTAAAGGCTTTGCTGAACATGCGGCGTCTGCGCCCGGAATTCCAGTATGCACCCTCCATAGTCTCGCAGATAAGAGCATAGGCAAGTTCGTTCTGAACATCGTCATGGGACAACTCGATAATCTTACCCATATTCAGGCACCTACCTTTCGGCTGGACTTCTCGCGGCTCTGATGCACCATGGAAAGCGCATAGTCGAGCGCAGCAGCATCATCCGGCAGATAGGTGACGGATTTGAGTTCTCCGTACTCGCTATGATGGCGCGGGATAGTCTTGGGTCTTTCCGTAACGACCGTCTCCTTCTCAAAATGCAGAGCAATCCGATTTGCAGGAACGGCATACCGTTTCTGTCGCTCACATTCCTTGAAGTAGTTGATGGGCGTTGCGAACCCCAAGGGTTTTCTGCCATCAAGTCCCGTAACGGTGACGACATATGCCTTGATGCCTTTTGCTTCCCGTCTCTGCTGGTCCGCGTAGTAGTGGTAGGAGATGTACATCGGCGATTCCTTCAAATACGCGTTAGATTCCCGCGCAATGTAGGTCCCGCTTTCTCGGCAAAACCACAGAAATGTCTGAGGTTTACCGTCGGCTTTCGCTTCCTTTGCGGCTTTCTGAATGACCTTTGTGTCGAGGTCAAAGTCCGACTGATATTGTTTTGTTACCTGCTTCATCGCAGATTTCAGTTCCGGTAAAATCGGAATCATAGTATTATTCATTTCAATTCCCCTTTTAGAACGCTGTGAGCTTGGAAATATCCATGTCATAGCGTTCATATTTGTGGATGTAATCGAAAACGGTGTTCATCTGTGCCTGCGTGGCGGTTTTGGTAGTGTCCATATCGAGGAATGTTTTTCCTAAAGACGGATTACGAACAGCAATCCAGCCGCGCCGGTACAGGTAATCGAGACCTTTCCCGCTCCAATCATAGGCCATGTCCAAGACTTCCTTATCAGAGAGGTTCAGGCGTATTCTGTTTTGCATGATGATGCGCCCCGCAAGAGCCGCATGTTCTCCAAACTCGCAAGGATACCATGTTCCGTCCGGAGCAATCATGCCGTATTCAGATAACTTCTGGATATTGTTAGATTCGTTCACGCAAATGACCCCTTTGTAGTCAGGTGTTGTTGTCCAAAAACTCCTGGCATTCGGTATCGTTCATCACGAATCCGAAATACGCCACGCGCTTAACGGTCGTTTCCCAGACGCGCATCGTGCGACTCCAGGGCTGTACGACCCAGGAATGACAACGCCAAAGCCCGTCCTCAGAAAGAGCATACCCGGTCGCAATAGAGCAGTGACCACGGTTTGCATCCCAAAGATAAGCGGAATTCGCGTGACATTGACTGGGCTGACCCTTGCGCATATAGCTGCTGCCATAGAAGAACTGCCCCCGACTGAGTGCTTTTACTGCGTCTTCGTCGTATGCAGTCATGCAGACCTCATCTCCGCCGAAGCTGAGAATCTTGTCATGCAATGCTTTCATGGCATCGAGCATCTCCTTGGAGAATCTCGATTTGCCGTTATATACCTGATGGCTGTCAATCCACCGCTTCCAGTCATCGCTCATCGGATTCCAGTGGATGGGTGCGGGCATCTGGTCAGGGGCTGTGATGGGTTTCAGACTGTTCCAACCTTTCGTACTCATTACAATTCCTCCCTGATAGAACGCAGACAGCTCAGGATTTTTTCATACAAACGGTAACGATTTTCGCCGCTCGGTACAAAGTCACCAAGCTTTTTGGAAATGAGAAGTTTATCAAATGCCTCCATAATATCAAAGACGGTGAACAGCTTGTATTGTGCATTTATATGCTTCACACGGAACTCGACATCTTCGACAAGATGCCAATATTCCATGCCATACAACATTGCGCCGCTTTCGTTTACTTTTCGGTCTTGTTCCTCGTCTGCATCGTCACACACAATACAGACACCGTTTTCATCGAGATAGTTTTCGAAGACGTCGCAGATATCGGAGGCAACAGAACGGATATCGGAATTTGCCTTCACCTCAGGTTCAGGCTGGGCGGCTTCAACTTTGTACTCGATACTGTCGTGACGAAGTGACTCTTCGATACCATCAAAAACGATGTCCGCGTAGTCGTTATCATCCCGACACGCTTTGAAAATGTTTTTGACGGATTCGATTGCCTCTTTGGAATCGGAGTTTCCCTCAACAGAGAACTCCAAAGGAACCAAGGCAACAACTTTGTATTTATTCTTCATGATTTTTTCTCCTTAGTTTAACAGGATGCCGCAGCATTTGTTCAGGCAGATGACACTGAACACGAGCAGCGCAATATTGTGCAGCGTGAAGGACTGTGCCAAAGCACTGATGCTCAGGATGATGAAGAGAACAAACAGGGCGGCTAAGGTTTTGAAGATGGTATAGATGATTCTGTTCATGGCGATACTCCTTTTCTTGCTCCGGTTAGCGAAGCATGTCAACGATTTTTCCGACCAACTCATCATTGGTCACGAACTGGTTGCGGCCCCTGGCACCGAGCGATACAGAGGAGTAATCCTTCATATCGGCGGCATAGCGAACCATATTCTTGTCGGCAATCGGCTGATAGCAAGACCGTTCTGTGGTCACATACACGCATTTTCCGTTCAAGATATTCATGATGTGTCCGTAGCAGCCCGTCTGCTTGCCGTTGCGCTGCATGTTTTGCAGGTTATGCGTCAGCATCAGACCGTCGTTCTCCTTTTCGGCACAGGAGAGCATAGACAGTAGTTTTCGAGTCTTATACGCAGTGTTTGTCATAGTAAATCGCCTCATTTTTTAGAAATACTTGTAAGCAGCGTTCAGCCGCTTGTTGTAGAGTTGTAAGGTGGTCAGGTTCCCGCAATAGACCTTGCTGGACGAGATAGGGACATTCACCCCGGCTTCCATGTGCGAGAAGAACATCGCAAGACAATCTTCTACACTGTCGCTCGTGGTGAGTGTCTCGTATACCGGATACGAGTACCCAGCTGCCTGACTGTAGGTGGCATTGAGCTCATGGACAAAGAATTGGACCTGACCGGACACGGAACTTGCATCCAAACCCGATGCATAGCACCAGTTCAAGAGATTCGTCTTACGGCCGTGTGTCCATTGCAGAAGCCCATAGCCTCCGTCGTTCGGATTCTCGGCAGTAACACGAAGCCCGCTCTCCATTGCCATGCACCCCATCACAGCTGCAGTGCCGGCCTTAGAGAGACCTGCATCCCGCAACGCTGTATAGATGGCGTACTCATTGTCAGAAAGGTTCTGCGGAACCGTGTCAGTCACAGGTTCTTCTGTCGGTTCCTGAGCAGTCTCTGCCGTCTCGACAGAAGGCTCGGATTCGGGCTCTGTCTCGGCCACCTCCTGCTCAGGTACAGTAAGTACCGGCGCGAAAGGCGGCTGAGCGTTGAGTTCCCTAAAATGGACCTCCAACGGCGTGACATACTCGATATCAGAATCATCAGCTGGCTTTACCGGCGCAGCATACGCAGGCGTCGAGAAAAAGCAGGCTAAGCAGCCTATGATGGTGATAACGCTGAGCATGAAAGCGGTGGTCCCGGCATAGAATTTCTGTTTGTCGTTCATTTTCATTTGTGATTACTCCTTTGAATAAAAGTTCCCGCCGACAATAGCTGTTCGGCGGGATGTTATTGATGTTCGGTTGTCGGAAAAACTTCATGCTTCACGGACTACGATGGCGGTATATCCGCTGTTGGCAAGATACCGATACGCTGCATCATAGGCGTCGCTGAGCGACGGGGCTTTGACATACCCGATAAAATCGGAGCAGATAACCATGCCGGAAAAACCTGGGTTACCGGCATAGATGGCGAAGCGGGTGTTTTTCTTGGGATTGCGATTAAACATAGCGGACCTCCTTGCAGTCGCGTTCAAAAAGATGGATACGGATTTCTGAAAACAAAAAAAGCAGACCTACCACGAATGGTAAGTCTGCCTAATTTGAAAACAGAATTGTGAATGATGTACGCCCGAAAGATTCGGCTGTGTAGAATGTTATCTATCGTACAATACCAATTCTATGCCGTTCGCAAGAATACGCAAGAGAAAAACAAAAAAAGGCGAAGTCTTCCGAAAAAGACTCCGCCATGGTTTTGTGTGCGATTTTTGCATTTCGGTGTTGTTATTCACGGCACATTTCTCGCATCTTATTCTTCCTCAAGCCATTTCTTGGTGATGTCAAGAAGGCATTTTCGGAATTCAGGAGCGGGCTGCATCGGAATCGAAGACCACTGAGAATCGAGAACGACAGGGTATTCGTACTGTTTGCCGTTATGCGAAAACGGTATGAACTGAACTTCTCCGTCCACGAGCCATAGCTTTTCCGTTCTGATGGGGTCGATGTACTCCGTCAGCCAGCATTCGTGCGTGACAACGGAATCCGCCACGAAATACTTTGTCTTATCGTCCAGTATCAGTGCTGGGTTGTTATCCTCGACACAATACACTCTTCCGACGAACGGCAGGAGCATCGTCTCGGCGGCGTGTTTCGCGCTTCTTCCCTGCCGCATTTCCGATAGCAGGAAACTCGATATGAAATGCGGGATACCGATGCCGGTCAGGCAGTCATCGAGTGTGTGTCCGGTACAGATTCTCGGTGTTTCCTGGTCCTCCCCCTTCATCCGATTCGTAGGGATTTGCGGAACGACCTTGTCCGGCAAGCATCCGGTATTCACCATGAGATGAAATAGTATCTGCATTATGGGACTTACTCCTTCGGCAGTTTCTTGCGAAACGGGTCAAGGTCTCCTGGCCTATAGACCGACTTGACATAGGATTTGATGTCGTCTTCTCCAAGGCTCTCAAACAGATTCAGCCAGCATTCGGCTTCAATCCGCATCTCGCCGCCCATTTGATACGCTTTCTCGCACTGCACCAAATCAAACTGAAAATCGTTCTTGTAGCGGCAGTTTTCGGCTGCTTTTGCAAATTGCGTAAATGTTCTGGTATTCAAGGTTTACCTCCTTTTCTGAAAATGGAAACAAAAAAGCAGACTCTCATTTCGAGAGTCTGCTCTAAGCACATAACAGATTGTGAATCTACCGGTATGGGGAATCAGAAGATGGTATCTATCATGCACTTACTATTCTATTCGATTCGCACAACTGTGCAAGGGGGATTTTAAGATGCAGCTACGCTTTCGCCTTCGCCAATTACTTCGCAGCTACGCTTCCTGCTCACTCGCTGGCGGCAGCTACGCTTTCGATATCGTCTGCGTTCAGGTTGATGTACTGCCACGATTGCGGGGCGCGTTTCAGGTGCAGCTGATGCATGGGCAGAGAAAGTTTGCGGACATTTGAGATATTCCAGCCATACAGCATGCCGGTTTTGTTGCCATACTCGAACAGCGCGGCTATATCGATACAGCTTTCCCGAATAAACTTATCCGCCATACCGGACAGCTTTTCGCCGTCTGCATAGTAAGGAGACAATCCTGTCAGGCAGTTCAGCTGGTCGATGTCCTCGCAGGTAAAGGCCCCGATGATTTCCCCTGCACCGCCGTTCGCCTTCGTTTCATAGCAGAATACTGCGAACGGAAACGAGATTTCCCAAGGGCGGGATTTGCGGACTTCGAGAGTCTTTTCACCTGCTATGATTTTAGAGAGCCATTCACGCTTAATCGAAATGACGACCGCTTTGCCGTCATTTACCACAAGTGCATTTTCGAGAACCGTCACAACTCATCACTCCTCATATTCGTAGTCACAAAAGCTGTTGACCTTTCCTTCTGTCTGTTCGTATTCGGACATAAATTTTGCGACAGCCAACTCGAAGTGCCCACGGCTGATACCAGTGACATCCGAAAAATCGAGGAATGCGTGCTCAAAGTTGCTAACCATAGCCACGAGAATGTACGATTCAAGTTCCTTGGAGAATTCTTCCGGAGTGCCATCGAAATGGATGATGACATCCTTAGATTCGTCGTCAGGGTCAAGATAATTCGAAACAGCCTCATCCTTCGCACTGGAGAAGAACCCATCGACATTGTCACTCACTCGCAGTTCAGCGGAATCGCTAAGCGGTACATTCAGCCCACCTGCAGCTTCCGATTCGGCCATCAGTTGCATAACATAGTAGCGAAACATGAGGAACGCGCACACACCCGTAGGCTCAAAATTCTGAATGACCTTTTTCAGCTGCGCCTGACGGTTGTTTACGACTTTATAGTTGGCTTTCATGAAATCTCCTTCTTAAAAAGATGCTTTACAACGCATGAATATTTGATTTGCCGGGCGCATACATCAGCGGTTCGTCCGTTACTTTCAGAACGGTGCCGTCCCCTTGCCTGCACGCATACAGGATTGCTTTGAGCATCTCATAGGCAAGTTTGCTGTTGTAGGCAAGCCCTGCGTTGGAGATGCCGAAATTGCCATTCCAGCCAACCCGGAGTTTTCTCAGCTGCGGAATCAGAAGGTCACGGGCTTCCGCTATGCCGATGCCGCCCCAACGAGCGTCATGATACGCCTGCAGCTGCGGTTTGTTGTCGGTATCAGCTATATCGAGAACCTCATAGATGATGCTGAACTGTCCCATTAGGATTCTGGAATACGCATCGAGGATGGCAGCAGCTTTTACCCAAGCACTTTCGTTCATGTCGATGCGCTTAGTATACGGGGTCTCCTTGTTCCCTGCCTCGATATCCGCTGCCGCGAGCGCAGTCTGATAGATTTCCCCTGCTGCGTTTTGCATGGTAGGCACGGGAGCCGTGACCTTGAAGTCGGTGAATATCATATATGCCTTTTCGATATCCACATCATTCACACCGTAGGCGTCACCCACCTCTTTGCAGATGGAAGAAAAATCATTGCCGTAGAATGTCTGCATTACCTGCATGACATGCAAAAACAGCTGATACTGCTTTTCGGTCATTTCGAAAATCATGGCGCACCTCCGTTACTTTATTAGCATTATACCACAAATGTGTATTCGGTACAACCATGAACGCTGATTCGTAACAAATAAGATACAAACAAAAAAGTGCCCCTAAAATCCTCGACTGAAATCGAAGATTTTAGAGGCAGTGGCGCTCATGGAAGGATTCGAACCTTCGGGCGATTTCTCACCGGCGGTTTTCTGGACCGCTGCCATCGGCCACTCGGCCACATGAGCATATGGCGCAGAGAGCGAGATTCGAACTCGCAAGCCGGGGATTGACCCGACGACGGATTAGCAATCCGTTGCCCTACCGTTAGGCGACCTCTGCAGATTTGCACCCGTTTTGTTAAACAATAAAGTTGACTACCGAACTCTAAACTTTACTATCTCGTTGTGGGTGCTTGTATGACCCCTGGCAGACTCGAACTGCCGACTCCAGCTTGAGAGGCTGGCGACTTGGACCAACTTGTCGAAGGGGCCTTATGGTGTGCCGGGTAGGATTCGGACCTACGAACTGTAACAGACCTGTTTTACAGACAGTTTGCTTTGACCGCTTGCATACCGGCACATATGAGGAGGCATTAAGCCTCGTGGTGCTCCCGGCTGGAATCGAACCAGCGACACATAGGGCTTCAACCTACTGCTCTACCAACTGAGCTACAGAAGCAGATGGTGACCGAAATGGGGCTTGAACCCATACTCTCAAGCGTGAAAGGCTTGCGACTTAACCAATTCGTCTATTCGGCCATATAGCCGCAATCCTGCGGCGAGGGTTTATGCGATGACAAGGATGTCATCAATTTTCGTATTGAGCATCGCGGCGAGAATCACAAGGTTGTCGATGGTAGGAAGTGCAGTGCCTGCCTGCCATTTGGCTACCGCCTGTGTGGAGACACCGAGCGTATCCGCCACATCCTTTACCTTGATGCCTGCCGCTTTTCGCAGTGCCTTGATATTGGCACCTGTTTGCTGGATATCGATGGTTGGAACGTTCATTTTCTTTTGCTGCCTTTCTGTATTGCAGGCAACAAAAAAACGCTGCCTGCCGAAATGAATCGACAAGCAGCGTTCGGAATGCAAATGCCGTCAGAAGACGCACCGCAGCCGTTCGAGGTCTGTTTTTGCCTGTCGATGGGTATAGGAAACAAAGCTGGATTCGTAGGACTCGAATTCAGATTCATAACTATACTCAGCAAACGACATAGCATTAACAGTCTTGCACAGCATCTTCGGTTGTCTCCTTTCGTTTCGTTCTGTTTACATTATACCACTTTTGTGGTTCTGGTCAATCAACTTGTGGTTGATGTTTATTCGCAGTAACCAGCACCTTCGTGGAAAACGCGGTCTGCGCCGAGTTCGTGCTTGCTCATTTACACATACTCTCCTTCCGGAAGTTTGTCTGCATCTGACAGTTCATCGACAGTCAGTTCCCTCAATATTCCTTGGTCTGTATCCAAGCCGATGGTATATATATACACTACACGGCTATCCCGGAATACTTCGGCCGGGGTCTTGCTTTTACTGACGATTTGTTCGATTTGCTGCTCTGTTGCCGGATACAGGACCCAACGCTCTTCGCTTCGCACTTCTGTGCAGTTACAGAAATACAATTTTTCGTCCTCATCCTTGCATACGCAGAGCAGCGAAATGCCGTCATAACTCCAGAACACTTTATCGACAATAAGTTCTTTCCCGAACAAATCCTTAAAATTCAGTCCCTCAAACAAGGGCTCTCCGTGTAAACTCATATCCGCTCCTGTTTTACTTCTTCATGCCGGAACCAACTTATGGTTGAGATTTTTTGGGTTTATCTGCGCCAAAGACGCGAGGATTTGAGGAAGTGAACCTATTGGTGTGCGCTTTTTATTCTTGTGCTTGCCCATGCCTAGTCCTTCTCAAGAAAATGTTCCCACTGTGTTCTTTTGATTTGCTTGCCGCCAAAGGAGTAGTGCTTATCATAATAATCCGACATTTCTGCGGCATACTTGGCAGCGTCAACTGCGTTGGAAAACACCGTTTTGCCAATACTCTTTAATGCAACCCAGTGGACAGTGATGTTACCATCCACATCCACACCGACGCAATGCGCATCGACATAGTCATTGTTGGTCATCTCTATTTCAATGAGCTTTTTGAGCCATTTCGTTTTGACGATGTGTTCCAAGTAATCCGCATTATATTTGGGATTCGATGAAATCACAGAGAACGGTCTACCAAGCTCTTTCTCTCTCAATTCTTCCGTCTCCCGCATTTTTTCGAGCATATACCGGAAATTTTCGGGGTAGTATTTATACAGATATGCGAAATTCAAATACGAGGACATGGGGCAATACATACAACCGCAGCGCTTGTTGGTTTTGTAGTAGTTGTTGAAAATCGGCTGTGTCTTTGCCCATTCCAAAATCACATCCTCGTTAATGCCGTTTTCTGCGAGAGGGTATATCTTTAACTTTTTGGAACTCAACCGCTTGTTAAAACGGTGTTCTTCATCGGCGCAATAGCCTATGTAATGCACTACATAAAAACCGACTTCGTTCAGCCATTCGGATAGTTGCCGCTTTGCATCAAGTTTATAGTGACCGTTACACCATCTTACTTTTCTTGTTGGGAAACCGCATTTATCATACAATTCTTCCCACGTTTTCCTCGGCTTGATTCGCACAAATTGGATGCCAGCTCGCTTGCACTCCGTTTCCATATAGTCGATAACGTTATGTATAAACGGGTAGTCGATTTCGAGTTCAAAGTGAACCACGCCGTCAAGCGGGTATCTGTCCAGATGGTGCAGTATGTAATTGAGCATATACAGGCTATCTTTTCCGCCAGATACGCTTGCCCAGTATGATGGGCGCAATGCAATTGCTTTGTCTGAGTCAGTCATTGTCGGTTACCTTCGTGAGCCAGTAGTCTTTGCGGCACTCTCGTTGACATTCTCCCCACGGCTAAAGCAGGGGGATTCCTGCATCAACCACCACTGCGCAGCAACCGAGGCTGTTGCGTCTTACACGATGTCAGACAGGCGTTACTTCCCGTGTGTCCCACGGTACGGTATGTATTAGTTTAAGCGGACTTTTCAAGCCCTTTACGCAAAATGTTAATGGCAGCGTTCTTGTCACGGTCATGAACCGTGTGACAAGACGGACATTCCCATTTCCGGATGCCAAGGTTCTTAACCTCTTTGTTCTGGTATCCGCAGCAGGAACAGGTTTGGCTGCTTGGATAGAATGTAGGTACACGAATTACTGTACAATCGTACCAATAGGCTTTGTACTCCAGCATGCTAAAGAAAGACGACCACGAAGCACTGGAAATAGCTCTTGCAAGTTTATGATTACGAAGCATTCCCCTTACATTAAGGTCTTCAATGCAGATGGTTTGATTTTCACGCACCAGCATAGTAGACTGTTTTTGAAGGAAATCGTTTCGTTGATTAGCAATCTTTTCGTGGGTGGCAGCGACTCTTATGCGCTGCTTTTCACGATTATGTGAGCCTTTCTGTTTGCGGGCCAAACGCCGCTGTTCGCGAGCAAGTTTTTTGGCTTTCTTCTCCAAGTATTTTGGGTTATTAACCACAGTACCGTTACTATCGGAATAGAATTCTTTGAGTCCAACATCAATTCCTACTACACAACCATTGTTCGGCATAGGCTGAGGGTCATATTCCACATTAAGAACTACGAAATATTTGCCGGTGGCTGTACGCACTACCGTTGCGTTGTGAATCGCACCAATCTCCATAGACTGATGAACTTTTACCCAACCGATTTTCGGTAAGCGAATGCGCTTATTAGAAATGCGTATACCGTTACCAATATTGAGCGTGCGGTATGATTGTTTGGCGCTTTTTTTGCTTTTGAATCTTGGATGTGCAGCCCTATGCTCAAAAAAGTTTGTGTATCCGGTATCAAGGTTTCGCAGCGCTTGCTGTAAAGCAATGGAATCCACCTCTTTGAGAAACGCGTAGTTCACATCCTGCTTGAGCGCTGTTAGCATAGCAGATGTTTGCTTGTAGCCGCACTTCTCCCCGCTTTTGAAAGCGTCTTCCCGCATAGCAAGACCCTTGTTGTAAATGAGCCTGCTGCAACCGAGAGTACGGTCAATCAGATTATGTTGCTCCCGGTTTGGGTAGATTCTAAATTTCACACCCTTTTGAAATGTCATTTTTATTTTACCCTTTAAGCAAAAATTTGGTTTCACTGCGCCTTATATCCCCATAGCTAAAGCAAGGGAATTTACGGCGCGACATGATAAAAACCTACCCTGAACTGGGTAGAACTTCTTATTTTGATTTTCTTAGATGTGTGGGAACACCTCATATACACTGGCATACAGCATACCGGGTTTATAATCAGCATATTCTACTGGTCGCTTTTGCTCGTACACCTTCACATCGGAACTATCGTTCGCTGTAAGCCAGAGATATTTTACATGCTCAGCATAGCGAGGGTCTTTTGCGCGATACATTTGCCCTTCTTTGATTTTGAGGCGGCGCATACAGGCTTGGACGCGGGAAAACTCAACAAATGCACCATAGTCACCAATCACGATACGGTTGTACCCGTTGGTAATGACTGTGCCATCAGCGGTTTCGAGCGAAATCGTGTCACCGGACACATTGCACCATTCCGGCAATGCCTTTTGAAACTCGGCTCTCACATCGCAGAAAAAGGTGCGTGGGATAGGCTTGTATCCATAATCTCTGGCGAGTTGCTCTTGATATTTGAGCATCTGAGCGCCGACTTCTGAAATTCTATGCTCCATCGATTACTCCTGACTCAGCATCTGCGCAGAAGCAACTTCCCGAATATTGCGATTCTCTTTTTCGGGAGCCGACACAATGCGGCGATGAGAGCGCATCAGCGTCAATACGCGGTTACGGAGCTTTTCGTCCTTGATAAGCCGAGCAACCTGTTTGATTTCCGATTCACGCAGATACATTGTACTGTTGATGAGAACGCCATGTACTTCGCCGTCTTCGGAACTTTTCTCAACCTTATCGACATTGTTATAGGCATAGATGACATCTACGTCGATGGTGATGGACGCTCTCTCAAGAAGTTCAATTCCTCCTTGGGCTACCAGCCACTTGTGTGTGTAGCTTTCGTCAGAAATGTATGTTTCGCCAATGAGTCCCAGCGGCGGCGACACAAGGTTGTTTGTGGAATAACGGATATGGTCCTCGCTTTCGTTGAGGTTATCCTGCCAAATACACATCGGCTTGAGGCTTTTGTCCTTAAAATGAACATAGGTGTCCTGAATGAATGTGCAGACGGTCCGCTTAATATAGTCGATTTCCGGCATCTCTTTTACATTACGGAAGACAAGGCGCGTAGACTCGCCCTCGCCGTACTCTTCGTCGTCCGTCACATAACGGACTTTCTCCAACACAAACTTGGGTTTTAATGCCTCTTTAACGGCTTCGAGAGAAAATACATTCCACTTCATTATGTCCTCCACTTCTTTTCCCACTGGTCGTATTCGGCAACTTCACGCTTTACGGTTTTGCCGTCTTTCTTATATACAGTGATACGTTGTGCATAGTTCACCGTGTGCTTTTGTAGCTGTTGCAGAGCTTCTTCCTCTGAGCTTGTCTTTGTAATTCCGCGATAGGAACCACCAGAGCCTAAGATTTCGGGTTCGTACCAGCCTGTCTCGTAGTATGTAGTCTGTTCTGTTGCTTCATCCAGAACGACTTTCCCCTGCTTGCCATAATCACCCGTATAGTTACTGCGGATGATGTTGGCGGCGCGGTCGTTTCCCTGCTCCTCGTAGGCTTTGACAATAAATTCGACATAGGCACGGAACTTTTCTTCGTTGCCTTCACGATGCGCGGCGATAAGTTTTCCGATGGTCACGGCGCTTATAGTGTTCACGAAATCACCCCTGAAAAAGCTTCTAAGTTTTTGGTACTCCAGCCGGGAGTCGAACCCGGAGAAAACAGAGTTTGAATCTGCCGCGTATGCCAATTCCGCCACTGGAGCATGGTATGTCGCCTACGAAAACAGACGACAGTTGCATGGCTTGATTTTGCAGCGAATATCACATTTTATCGCTGTTTTTATGATTGTATTATACCATATTCTGATGCGGATTTGTAGTGAGTACAAGTATGATTCACAAACAATTAACATCTGAACGAGTCGCATTTTGTGCGCTTGCTTGTCGTATTTGTCTGGCGCGAATCAGCGCTGAATCTTCCTCGTCAGAAAACAGTCAAAAGCAACAGCAACACAAACGCGAGTCTTTGCAAGTTTCTAAAATGGCGTTTTCTTGGCTCAAGGCTTGCTCTCTGCGGGTGCTGGCGTCCAGTATAAGAGCGTTCCGAGGATATCGCACATCGGTGCCGCCTCGAAGAAGCAAAGTGTTTCCAGAGCGTCTCTGAGGCGCTGCTCGTAGTCTGTGCGCTGCATATCAAGGGGAACCAGCACCTTGTAGGAGCCGAAAGGCGCTTTCAGAACGGGAGATTCGGATGTCTGGTTCTCAGAAAGGTCACTCTCCCAGCCGCAGGTAACGAGATAGTCATACAGAGCATAGGGGTTTACAGCAGAAACGGTCTTTCTGCCGTCAAGCATCTTGTAGGCACGGAGATACTTAGCTTCTCGCGCAAGGTCTTTGCTTGTGAGAGGATACGGGATTCGGTTAAGGTCCATGTTGCTGACGAGGTCTGCGCGTTTTACCTTGACGGCAATGTCGTTTTGCTTAACACGCCAGATATACTCTGAGTAGGTCATATCTTTCCCCCGAGTCAGTACAGAGACCGCCTCAGCCACTTCCTGAGGAAATTCCGCTCTGATGGTATCTATCGTGGTGCCGGTATCTTCCACCGTGTCGTGCAGGTAGGCGGCAGCTTTCACCAGCGGGTCAGGCTCAACGCCGTCTGCGACAACGGCCACATGCGCCGTGAAGTAGTCTTCCCCTGCCTTGTCGGTCTGGCCCTTGTGCGCCATCATAGCGAATGTCTTTGCTTTTTCAATGTAATCAATCATTCGTATCACCTTTCTTTGTTTCGCAAGCAGCACCATGCGGGTCTGCCAGACAATAAAAAGGCTTGCCAGTTTCCCGGCAAGCCTCGATGGATTCAGGTCTTTGCGGACCTATGTTGTAGTGTTGGAAACGGGAGATTTACTCCGCAGCGCCCTCAACGATTACGACCTCAGCCTCGGTTTCCTTAGGCATGTCGGCATCTTCCTGCTTGGTGTCGGTGCTGTCCTCGGAAGTCTCGGCAGACTTCTCGGTCTCAGCGGACTCAACAGGAGCGGCAGGCTCGGCGGGAGTCTCAGCAGGTACAGCGGGCTCAACAGGAGCAACGGGCTCGGCAGGAGTTTCAGCAGGTACAGCAGACTCAACCGGAGTCTCTGCGACATAGGTTTCGGCGTTGATGCTCTCGGCGCTCATTTCCTGCGCCGGAACCTCGACAACAGGCTCAGCCCCGGCTACGATAGGGTTTGCAGCCACCTTGGCACTTGCGGGCAGACGAGCGATGGACTCAGTCTTGGTCTCGCCGCAGCCAGTGCAAGTGTAGGTCTTGACACCCTCATGCTCAGTGGTAGGCTCGGTGGTAACGACACCGTTATCCCAAGTATGGTCTTTCTTGGGCGTGGTAGAGAGAACGGTGCTCACTTCACCGCAGACGGTGCAGTAGATTTCGGTGCGACCCTCTTCCTTGCAGGTAGGCTCAATGACACGCATCTCGGCATGGTGACCGGTGGAGTGTACAATGTTGTCCTTGTAGGAGAAGCTGTCATCTTCGTTGCACTTGTGCATCGTGTAGCCGTCCTCGGTGCAAGTCGGCGGGACAACGGTAACAGTGAAGGTGTACTTGGTGGGCAGGACCTTTTCGGTCATGGTCGCATCGCAGTTCTTGCAGTGCAGGGTCTTGACGCCGTACTCGTCATGAGTGGGCTGGGTAGTGATGACACCCTCATCCCAGATATGACCAGTACCACCATAGGAGTAGGTCATGGTATGGGAAGCATCGCGCTTGCAGTGCATCAGCATAGTGCCCGGCTCGGTGCAGGTAGCCTTTTTCAGGCATTCGGTGTGCTCGAAGTCCCAGTCGTGGCTGCCGATAGCGGGCATAGGAACGAGAATTTTGCTGTCGCAGCCATCATTGGTGCAGTACATCCAACGCTCGCCCTCAGTCTCACAAGAGGGCTCCTTGACGATTTCACCGAGACCCGTGTACTCATGGACATGGACCTTGGCAATGCTCTCGGTCTTGGTCTTGTTGCAGACGGTGCAGGTATAGGTCTTGATGCCCGGCTCGGTGGCAGTAGGCTCCTTGGTGATAACGCCCTCGTCCCACTGATGCTCCTCATTGACGGGGATATCGCGGATATGCTGCTTATCGTTGCAGCGCTCACAGACCTTGTCTACGCTGCCAGCGTCCTTGCAGGTGGCGGGAGTAGTGACTTCCTTGTACTCGTGACCCAGCGCAGGGACGATGTTGTCCTTGAAGGACTTGGTGGCATCTTCCACGCACTCGTGCATGGTATAGCCGTCCTCAGTGCAGGTAGGAGCGACCACGGTCTCGTTGTAGGTGTAACCCAGAGCCGGAATGCTCTCAGTGTAGGTATCACCACAGTTGTGGCAGGTGAAGGTCTTGACGCCGTTCTCGGTGTAGGTGGGCTCGGTGGTCACAACACCGTCATCGTAATCGTGACCGGTTGCGGGGATGACCTCGGTGTAGGTATGGCTCTTGTCGTTCTGGCAAGTGAAGGTCTTGACGCCATCCTCAGTGCAGGTAGCAGCCTTGGTGACAACGCCGTCATCGTAGTTATGACCCAGCGCGGCAATCTCCTCGGTCTTAGTCTCGGTGCAGCCACCGTTCAGGCACTTGTAGGTCTTCACGCCGGAAGCCTCACAGGTAGCGGGCGTGGTGACAGTACCATCATCCCACTTGTGACCCACAGCCGGGACGACCTCAGTCTTGGTCGCGCCGTCACGAGAGCAGGTAAAGGTCTTCTCGCCATCCTCAGTGCAGGTAGCAGCCTTGGTGACGACACCCTCGCCCCAATCATGGTCCAGAGCGTCCACGAAATCGCGGTTCTCGGTCAGCGTAGCGTCCTGGTCGCAGATGTAGACGGTGTAGCCCTGCTCAGTGCAGGTGGGAGCAACCGTATCACCCTTGTGCCAAGTCTTCTCCACCATCGGGATATTCTCGGTATAGGTATCACCGCAGGCAGAGCAGGTAAAGGTCTTGACGCCCTTCTCGTAGATGGTCGCTTCCTTGGTCACGACACCCTCATCATAGGTGTGCGGGGTCTTGTCGGTGAAATTGCCCTTGTAAGTAAGACCCGGAACCTCATTGCACTCATAGATGGTATAGCCCTCAGAAGTGCAGGTAGGAGCAACGACCTGCAGGATGTGGTAGGTCTTGTCCAGAGAAGGAATCTCCTCAGTACGGGTCTCACCGCAATCCTTGCACTTGAAGGTCTTGATGCCGGTCTCGGTGTAGGTGGCAGCTTTCGTCACGGTGCCGTTATCCCAGCTATGCCCCTTGGCGGCAACATAGTTGTCGTTGTAGTTCATACCGCCCCACTCGTTGCAGATATGCTCATCATAGCCCTGCGTGGTGCAGGTGGCGTCATGATGGCGCACGGTGAAGGTGTAGACGGGCTGAGACTTCTTCTCGGCAGGAGCGGCAGCGGGAGTCACAGCAGCAGGCTTCTGGGCAGGAGTCTTGGTGCCGGTGGTGGTTTTATGGGTGTTGTAGACGGGAGCCTTGGCGGGACCGTCCTTAGTAGAAACATTGTCGGGGTTCGTGTTCTGGCTGGCGGCGGGCTTCTCAGCCTTGTCGGAAGCGGCCTCAGACTCAGCGGTCTTGTTCTCGGTGTTGGCAGCATCGGAATCGGGCTTGCTCTCGGCCTTGCTCTCGGACGCCGCCGCGCTGGTATCTTCCTTCTCGGCAGTGTCAGGGGTTTCGGACTGTGCGGTGCTTGCGGAATCGCTCAGGCTGGTGGAAGGAGCAGAAGAGGCAGCATCCTGATTCTTCTTGCCCTTACATCCGGTAACAGAGATTGCGACTGTAGCAGCCATGGCAACTGCAAGCACATTCTTCATCATAGACTTTTTGCGCATGATTTTACTTCTCCTTTTACTGTGTGGGGTGAGTCCCCACATCAACGAAACGATGTGAAGAGCGGAGGACTTCTGATATTTCGTTTTCCCTGTCGCTCTATATGCATTATACCACATTTTTCCTTGAAAGTGTACCGAGTACAACCATGATTAACGTAATGTTCACAAATCGCAACAGAATCCGAGAGGCTCCTATCGGGGAAAAAACGATTCTGGTACGATAAAAAGAAGCGCAAATAAGTAAAAAGCAGCCGGGTACAGAGTGTATCCGACTGCTGATGGCGGATAGGGTAGGATTCGAACCCACGGACGCGGATGCATCTCTGGTTTTCAAGACCAGTTCCATAAACCACTCGGACACCTATCCAAGAATCAGAGAGTGTTAGCCGCAGAAATCTGCGTTGCCCGCCATCTACCGCGTGGAGGTCGCTCTCAAAAGATGGCTGACGAGACGAATTTGTCTCGCCCATGCCGCAGCCGTTTTCGCCACTCGGCATGATGTTTTCGGCTTGACGTAACCCTGTGTAAATGACCCTCAGGTGGGGGCGGTGCGGGCAGGATTATCGTCTTCGTGGTGTAGTTAAGGAGTACCGCACCAAATAAATGACCGTACTGCGCTTGTGTAACAGTACAATGCACGCCCAGAGACGATTTCCAAGATGGAGATGTGTCTGGTGGTGGAAGCAAAGGGATTCGAACCCTCGACCCCCTGCTTGCAAAGCAGGTGCTCTCCCAGCTGAGCTATGCCCCCATGATGGCGGGAAGGACCCGCCAGTAATTACGCATAGTGAAGTTCGCCGTACTGTTTGACCTCGCGCTCCAGATGCAGCGGAATGGTCTTGGCGCTTTTCTGCGTGATATCCTCACGCGTCAGAAGGCGCTCATCGACGCCAGCTGCCTGCAGAACTTCGTACAGGTTCGAGGGACCGGTGCCGTCGTAACCCGCAGTTAAGCCATTGACCTGCAAAGCGAAGCCGTGCAGATGCGGTGCCAGACCCGGTACAAAATCGAGTTCAACAACGACTTCGTTACTGTTCTCGTCCACGCGCTTAACCGAGAGAGCACGGATGTTCTGACTTCCGAAAGCCTCAATCAGCTTCTTTGCCGCCGCTGCGGTTTCAATCGTTGATGTGCCTTCGACATTGATAATCGCCTGCTCCATCGGTATCATCTCCTTCCTACTTAGAGTTGTCATGCGCTATAGCAGATAACGCTCTGCCGTGCGGGGCTTTACGTTGCCCATTCGTGTTCGGTTCCGGCTACGACGACTTCCGTAAGGACTTAGCCAACCGTCAGCAAGTGCATGCCCCCGCTGACAGCTTCTTGGGCGGATTCTCAAAGAGCGCGTCACCCAATCGGACCGTGGAGCTTGATGGCAGACTCGAACTGCCGACCTGCGCGTTACGAATGCGCTGCTCTACCAACTGAGCTAACCAAGCACGGTAGGGTGTTTTATGCTGGTTATCACCCCTCAGCGAGGAAGCCAACCTCGCGTCCAGCACCATCCGGTAGCAACCCCGGAGGATTCTGCGCTGTATCCTCTCCGATGTTTTTCAGCACCATTCGCGACTGATGCCGAGACTTTCGGATACCTTCAGGTGCAGCACCTGTTTGCCGATTGATTTTTTGGCTGTCCGTGGGCATTCGACAGCGGACCACAATTGACGTACTCCCACCCCTCACGGAGTGGGATTCTATGCTGACGCAATGCAGTTACAGGGTTTTCCAACAGCAAAAGCTGCCGGATACACTATCTTTCGATAGACCAGTGTACTTACTACCCAAAGCGAAGCTTAAAGGCAGGACAAAATGCCCGAAAAGCCAGCATAAAAAGTGTAGATATCCCCTTAATAAGGGTTTCACCTATCAAGTGCTACTGAAAGCAGCACTTCAAGGCAATCAATGGGGCTACGTCGAAACCCCTTAAATTGTAAGTGTTTTAGAATCCTACGCTAGAAGGCAACCACTCGTGGCTGTTTTGCAAGCGCTCTTTTGTTTCATCGTGCAGTTTCTTAAACTGCGGGAAATCTTTCTTAATGGATTTTTTGTTATAGGATTGAAGATTCTTTCTAAGATGTAATAAAAGGAATGCGGAATACAAATCTCGCTGAACAATGGTTCCGTCGGAAAGTTTTGCAAAACGCTGGGACAGTTTTTTCTTTGTATAACTATCGTCGGTATGGTCAAACTGCGAGGCTTTCGTCTCAAAGGTGCTGACCTTGATAACACTGCCGCCGTAACGACTTGCTTTTTGCCCCAAAATTGTTATAAACAAAGCAGGAGCGCAGCGTCCGATAGATTTACCGAACCGCTTTTTGGTATGCGCTCTACCGGTTTTCGGATTGATTTTTGTTTTCTTGCTGCGCTTCTGCAAGGCTTTGTAGTTCATATCTTCAACTACGAATTCGTTGCCGTATGTCAGCAATTCATTGGCGAGAATATAATGCTCCGTCTTGCGTACAGCAGCAAGTTTGCGGTTCAAGTCCCGCAGCCTATGCAGCAACCGATAATAGTTCTTGCTATAGTTCCAATGACGAATTTGCTTATGTCCATTCTTGCGCTTCAAGCGTTTGACGGTTCCGTTTTCGTTAAAGTATTGCGGATTCATCGCACGGCGCGAACGGTCCATCTGCCGCATAATGCGAGCGATTTCCTTGATAAGACCATTGCGAGCTTCCGCTATAGCAGACGGTGCAAGTACACGAAGGTCGCAAACATCTTTACCGCAAAACGCGATGGTTTGCGTGCCGATATCTATGCCAATGCGACCTTCCTTGACAGGGTGTTTTGCAACTCCGTTACTGTCACATTTGATGGGCGGATAGCCTTCCAAAATAAGTTGAGCGTAATACTTCCATTTAGTACCGACCCATGAGCGAACAATGCGGCAATACTTAACGCCGCATTTTAGCGCCTCCTGTTGATACTTGCCCGTTTGAGTATCGGGGTTGCGCACTTTGACAAGGAATTCGTGCTTCTCGTAAATGATACGCAGATTGCCATCTCCGATATACGGTTCAATTTTCGCCGTGGCGTCGGCAATCTCTTTTTCCATTTGTGCTTTCACTTCATCGGGAAGAACTACCTCTTTGCCCTCTTTGGCATCTGGCTTTCTAAAAGCATCGAAGTATCTTTTTTCGATAGAGTTTTTCGCTTTTCGCTTGGCGGACTCCAAAGAACTCACCGTATGATTTGCTGGGCGAAAGAATATACCACAGTTATTTTTCTTCCCGGAAAGGGTTACAAAATCGTCCAACTTTTTATAGTGTACGGTTTTTCCTTTCCCGTAAAAGAAATCGTTCCATGCCTTCCAAACGGCGGATGCTACTTTTTGAGCGACATCGCAATTTACGTTATACGCTTTTTGGTAAGGTACAACCAGCTTGTGGAAGACACCCTCGGAAAAGCCTGCCTGCTTAATCAAATTGGAACGCTTCACCAAGAGTGCTTTTCGTTCATCACTATTGGCAGGAGCAGCTTTTATGGCTTTCACAAGATTTTTGTATTCACGCGTTTTACGCAGTTGATGCCACATCTTTGTGGTTTTCGTAACCATTTGGTTGTAAACCATGCATCCAATGCGAAACTTTTTGGAAAGAAAAATTTCATCCTGTTTAGTTACTTTCATAGGAAGAGTCAACGCAAACGATGGCGTGCTATTCTTGTTTCCGAAAGCCATAATAGCCCTCCTTTCATTGATTGATTATACCGGCATTATAACATTTTTTGATGCAAAAAGAAATCAAGTGGCTTTCTTATTTACAGATTGTACACATTCATCATTCTTGAAAACTCATGCGCCAATTCCTCCCACCGCTCACGCAGTGGGCTTCCTTGGCGCGGGTTCTGTGAACCATGCTCGCCAGTTTAATGTCGTGGCGTACGGTGACGGCGACGGTGGAGCGGGCAGCGGGATTCGAACCCGCGTGACCAGCTTGGAAGGCTAGTGTATTAACCCCTATACGATGCCTGCATGAGAAAAAGCGGGTGAACCCTCTCTTAGCCCCGCCACGATGTCCGTTTAGTAGGTCGTCATCCCCGAAACATCATCTTTGTGCCTCTTAGCGATTCCGCGAATCTCTGCGTGGACGATACGAAAGAATCCGGAAAAGCATTTTGGACACTGGTCAACTTCAATTCAAGCCCTGCCGTTACTTCCCTGTCAATTCGGGTCAACGGATTGTTACGGGCTGTGTAAGACTGCGGCAAACTTACCAGATGCCGCGCAGCAGTCTCGCCTTTTTCGGCTATGTCGCGTCTGGCTGCGCCCCGGCTTAACGGGGATGCTCGTACGATGCATGCTTAGCGGGACGAGATTTGTTGTTTCTGCGCCGAAGCACAAGAGGAAGCACTCGCCCACACAGCTTCCTGACCGTTTAGGATACCGCTTGCACAGGGAATGCAATGCGGTTCCTGAAAGGACATTCGTCAGCGGCAATCATAGTCGCTGTCCACCACCCGCCGCGTGGAGGCTGTCCCATCGGGTGGCTGAGTGCGCCGAGGTATGGACGCACTCAGATAGGCGCTACCTATTATGGTGTTTTAAGGCGGGAGCTGCCCGCCATCAGGTAAATCAGTACATCGGTGTGACCCTTTCCTTGATTTTGACATTCGGACGCGGTAATTACTGCATCGGAGTGCCCTCCCTGTTTTATTTGACCTGCTAGAATCGCTTCCAACAGGTCATGGCTCTGGCAGGTGGAGTTGAACCACCTTTTCCCGTGCGCTGCGGGCGAATTAACCATGGTGCATTGCAACCTTCGTATTCGATACCAGAATATTTCGGTCATTTTGCGTCCGACCGATTGACATGAATAGCCGGTTTAACGTCATGGCATGGACGATGGGTGCGGAGACAGGACTTGAACCTGCAACCGCCAGCGTATGGGGCTGGTAAGCTACCTTTGCTATACTCCGCGTGGCGGGTCGTACTGGGTTCGAACCAGCGACGCTCGGATTAACAGTCCGATGCTCTGCCGACTGAGCTAACGACCCAAGAGAAAAGACATTTGCCACGGGGAGCTCAATACCCGTGTTACCGCCGCTCGCCGCGAGGAGGCTGTCTTTATGAGCGGCAACTCTTATGGGATACCAGATACGATGCTTGCTGCCGCTCTACAACCAGCTGCAAGCAGATGTGTATGTAAGTGTGTGTAAAACTATGATGTTGTTTCGGAGCGTATCTGGTATCTTTTAAGAGTTTTATGTTATCTGCGAAGATGTTCGCCAAGCTAAGGGAGGTTAAGCTTGTTGCCCGATGCCGACCGCGTGGAGGTCATCTTCTCGGCATCAGCTTCTGACAGGATTCGAACCTGTGACCCGCTGCTTACAAAACAGCTGCTCTGTCAACTGAGCTACAGAAGCATATTCAGGAGAAGTAACTCTCCCGAAAAATAGGTAAATTACCCTTCTACCAATTATCTGCAATTCGCATATTTTGTCAACACAAAAGTGCCACATACAGTGTCCAGAACGGAAAATGTTGTGCATAAGCACAACATATAGTGCTTTCCGTTTCTGTACTTGCATTATACCATATTTTGGCGTGAAAGTGTATCAAATACAAGTATGATTTACAAAATGTTCAAACACTTTTCCGGACTCGATGCGTTCCGGAAATCGCAGACTCTTGTTGCCGACGCGGTGCATCCGGTGGTCGATGATATCAGAACGGCGCATCTGTTCCGCGTTTACGCAAAAGCCTGTACCGTAGTATTGCATGTAGTTACTTCGTTGCTCTTTGTTTTCCGCAGCCCTCCCGAAAGGTCTCCGTTCATCGTGGACGAACACCGTATCCGAGCATAGAGCGAAATCGAGGTAGTGCATTGCCGCCATGCGCTCAAAGACATATATCTGCCTGGTCTCGATGAAATAATAAAAGATATAGTCGGCTTCCTTGTACAGCCATCCCTTTGAGTGCTTGGCTATCGCTTTCTGGTATTTTCCAAACCGCAGCAGTTTGTCATCTTCCCCGATAGCAAAACTATTCACCGCTGTTTCGAGGAATACATTCCCAGTTTTGTAGGTGTCAGCCTTGGCTTCCACCGTGAATGAAGAACCGTCCTTCCGGTATACAACGAAGTCAATGTCGTCTTCCTGATATTTCTTGTCATCCCGTACATCCGAAAATCCCGCAATCCTGTCCTTGTGCGTTTCGCAGTAGTAGTCAAGATAGTGCATGGTGACAGATTCGCCAATTAGACCTACCTTCATCTGACCCGCCATGTTATAGGGCGTCTTGTTTTTCTGTCTGTACAAGGGTATTACCTCACGATGTTTCCGCAAAACGGGCACTTTGCGCCTTTCCGGCAAATGTCAGCAATCGAAGGCGTCCAGTCTTTGTCTTTGCCGTACCCGCATGCGGGGCATACGAGCGGGATATTTTTGCAGCTGCCGGTCGTATACATGTCGGGGCCGAATTCGTTGTCGGGGTGCCACAAAGCGGCAATTTGAGGGCATGCAACTGATACTACAGGTTTCCTTGCTGTCTTGACGTAGTGGGCTCTCATGACCTTTCTCAGTGAGTTTCTGGCGCATTCGGGACATCCGGTATGTACTCCCCCGGACCCGCAGGCAAAAGCAATCATCGGATGCCATTCTCCGTTTGCGCCGTACCCGCAATCCTTGCAGACAAGGTATACATGCCTTGCGCTTCCGGAAGTCACTCGCGTGGGCGGGAACTCATTAAGTGTCGGATGCCACTGTGCAGCAATTTCGGGATGAACGGTAGCTACATCATTGACGCCTTCGACAAGGACTTTTCCGGAACATGCCGGGCATCCGCCGCCTGTTCGACAGGCACCGGCGATAGAGGGACGCCATTCGCCGTTCTTTCCGTATCCGCATTTTGGGCAGATAAGAGCAATTCTGCGATTGCTGCCGCAGGTGACTTCCTCTGGCGATACAGAATTGGCTGTCGGATTCCACATAGCAGCAACGCGGGGACATTTCTGTGCTACCGTGCCACGATGCCTGCGATACCGCCACTCGAAATCTTTCACGGTACAACCACCCCCGCCCGTTTATGGATGTTTTCGGACTTTGCGATATTTACAGCTGTGCTGTAGGAGATACCATATATATCCGCAAGGTCACGCAGATTTTTGCCGGTATTCATCCGTGCAAATTCCGCAAATTCGCGGTTTCTGGCTTTTACATTATCCGTGATAGGAGAACGGCTTTGCGTGGCTTTACGGGTTTCGGCTTCTGTCAGCGATTCAGAAAGCTTTCCGTAGTCGTGCAGAATCTTATAGGTCTGACCCACGGCAATCTTATGGTCTTTAGCAATGTCGGAGACGCTTTTCCCGTTCTGGTATTCTCCCGCAATCCCCTCGCAGACTTCTTCCGGCAGCGTCTGCTTCATTTTTGCGTTGCCGCGCAGGTTCTTGCGGTAGAGGGGATGATGTGTCCGGTATTTCTGTATAAGCCCCGCAATGAATCGCGGCGTGACATTGTACCGTACTGCGATATTCTCTACCTTGACACCCGCTTTGTAGTCTTTCAGGATATCGTTGTTCCGCGCTTCGATTTCCTCCGGAGTCTTGGTGTCTTCCAAGGCTTCACACCGTAGCTCCAATACTTTCGGGCTGTGCTTGAATTCCGGGATGTTCATGGGCGGTTCAGGACCGAAACGGACAAGACCACCAGAAATCGGATGCCCTGCTTCTCGAAATACCTGATAGGTGGTGGATTCCGATAACCCATATTTATCCATGATTTCTCCGACAGTCATGTACGGATTTGCCCTGACATCCGCAACGATTTCGGCATTGCGCTGGCGTTTCTTGAACTGCACAGCTGACCCGATATTCTCTTTGTGCGGGGTATAATCAGGGCTTCTGCGCAGGATATGATAGACCTGTTGTCCAGAGAGATTGTATTTCTCAGCGATTTCAAAGGTCCAGGCCCCGTTTTTGTAGTCTTGCGCAATCTCAATATTCCGCTGCTCCATGTCGGCTTTCGACAATCGTTTCTGATTGTTGGGTTTCCGATTCGGGCTTTTGCGGTCATTGCGGCGCACAGCATCAAAACCCTCTAACACTTCAAGGGATTTCTTAACATTCGTGCAGCCGATACCGTATTTCTCAGCCAATTCCGCGATGTGCATACCGGCGATATAATCGTTCAGCATTGCCTTATCGCGGTTCAGTTTTGCTTCTCCGGTTAAACTTTTCCGATGCATGGTGTATCCTCCTGATTTGCTACCCAGTCGATGATATGGTCGATGCAAAGATTCGTGATTTTGCTTGCGGTATAATACTGTGAAGTGTCATCGAGCTGCGATTCAATTTCCGCATCGGATGCCGAATACCCTACTGATGCAAAGAACATCCTTGCGAGGGTACGCGCATCGTCCCGGCACAGAGGTCTTACCGTATGCCCAAAGGTGAAGCGCCGGAGCAGAGCATCGTCCAGCGTATCGGGACGGTTCGTGGTCCCGACAAGGATGATGTCGTTGCCGAGTCGGTCAAGCTCCTGCATCAGGGCAATCGTCACACGGTTCATTTCCGCAACATCATCCTTGCCGCCGCGCCGTGTCCCGATAGCGTCAATCTCATCGAGGCAGAGCACGCACGGACTTTTTCTCGCATAGTCGAATATCATACCGATATTCTTCTGCGTTTTGCCCAGAGCGGAATTCACCAGACCGGAGAAATTCGTGTATACGAAAGGAAGGTTCGTCGTATATGCGATATACCGCGCCAACTCAGTCTTTCCGGTTCCCGGCTCGCCCATGAGTAAAAGAGAACTCGTATAGTGAATCCCCATTTCCTGTAACCGCAGCGCAGCACGGCGCGTCTTGCACATTTTATCAATGACCGCCTTCTCGCTGTCTCGGATGAGGAACCGGTCTTCTCGGAAAGCGCTCGAATCCTCCGCGACCAAAAGCCCCTGCAGGTTATACGGCAGTTCGATGAGTGTAGGACTTTTACTTGCAAGTGTTCGCAGACAGGTTTCCTTGAACGCTTTGTCCTTGACAGTAGTAAGCCCCTCCAACACGATTTTCGCCTGCTGCTGAGATTTCCGAATATCCCCTTCCACTACATATCGAAGCAATGCCCGTTCATTCTCGTTCACTTAATTTCCCTCCCTCATAAAAAGAAAAGCCCTCTGCAACATTCTGCAGAGGACTCAATCTCTTTTACATTTCTGCTTACGGACGCGCCGAATAATACTGTAAATACCCGGCAAGGAATAATGGTATGCCTTAGCGAGGTCTTTGGCGTCGATGCCGTTTTGGTATTTCTCGAAGATTTCATCGTTGCGTTTTTGTTGACGGCGGGTGATGCGACGGTGACTGAGTTCTTTGTTGCTGATTCCGGCCTGAACAGCAATGGCACTGCAATACCCAATGGAAACACCGTACTTTTCGGCAATGTCGCGGACACGCGTATTTTTCTGATACTCCGCCACGATTTTATCGACCAGATTGGCATGGTCCTGTTCTTCCGCAATGCGCTGCGCCTGTTGTTCTTCATCGAGAGCGCGATAGCAGGTCCTGACGCAAAGCCCGTATTTCTCGGACAGCTGCTCAAACGATAGCCCGTCCTCATAGTCTTTGACAATCTTCCTGTTTCGCTCGATGATTTCGCTGCGGGTTGCTTTCCTTTTCCTCATACTGGTTCACCTCTTAGGCTTTGCTGCCTTCTTTTTGCGTCCCTTGCCGCGATAGATACCGGCCTCATGAAGATACTTGAATCCGGAAGAGGGACTGATACCGTATTCCCGAGCAAGGTTCTCGACCGGCGTGTTGGGGTTCTTCTTCGCGTAGTCCACAAACCCCTGCTTGAAATCTTTAATGCGGCGCAAAGTAGAGGTCTCGATTTTCGTGTCGAGGTGCCGGTGGTAGGAGTCCCCGCCTTCTTTCAGAATACGAAAAATCGTGGCGCGGTTAAGGTTAAAAGCTTTTGCCAGTTCTTCGGCTGAAATGCCTTCCTGATACTGGTTGCGAATCTCGTCGTTGCGGTTATCCTTCCACTCTGTGAAAGTCACTTTCCGCCGCTTCTCCATCTCCGCCTGTGCGATATGGTAGACGGTTTGCGGGCTGAGTCCGTGCTCCTGCGCGAGGTCCGTGACCTTTGCGCCATTTTGCAGTGCATCGGTAATTTTTCGATTGCGTTCCAGCAACTTCTTATGCGTCATAGAAACCTCCCAAAATAAAAGAAGCAAGCTCCCGAAAGAACTTGCTTCTTGTATTCAGTATTCACTTTTTTCGCGTAACGCGGGCAAAAAACTCACCCACTGATTCACCTTACAGTCTTCATTTTACCCAATTCGCACGAATGTGCAACAACTTTTTGCGAATTTAGGTCCACTGCATGTACGGGATGTCTGAAAGCATCATAAGGCAGGTCTCTAACTCGTCTTCGATGTATCGGGTGATGGCATCGAATCTCTGCATCAGTGGCAGTTCCGCGAAAGATGTGCCGGTTTCCTTGCGGCATTTCCCCTCTGCGCTCGTATATATCACATTCAGCATGACATTCAAGGCGAGAAGAATATCTTCATCCTTGCCCTGAACCGTGAAGAAGAAGTAATGCTCCGATTCACCGTCCGTAACGCCGATTCGGTTGTCGTATTTTCCGTAACTCGCCAAATCACCAAACACACTGATTGCAATATATCGCAGCTTATCCTCAATAGGAACAGTCCCCCATAGAGGATAGTGTTCATCCGGCTGAAAATCCGCCTTGCCGCCGTTATATTCCCATTCAATAAAATCACGGACGGAGAGTTTCTGACCGCCCGGAATGATTATTTCAAGCTGTTCCAAAGTGTTCTCACCTCTTTGCGTCGTCTCGATATTTTCTATTGTATCCGGTTCGCACGATTATGCAACATTGAGAGAGAAATTACCGGACACAGGAATCTGACGATAAACAAAGAAAAGCCGCCTCCAAGACGGAGACGGCTCGATGGTATTACATTCCGATTCTCTCAAGATACGGGATAGCGGCACGCATTCTTTCGCACTCCCAACTCTTGCGGTGGTTGCGTTCGTGCTTCTTGATGAACTTCTTCATCTCGGCGGAGGTTTCGGCACCCAGTCCGGTGGCGGCTAAGATTACCCTTGCACCGTCACACTTCATGGCTTTCAGGGTATCCGAGTCAATTTCGCGTCCGCCCTCAAACGGCTGCATAAATTTGAGTCTGCAGAACGGGAGGTAGCCTTCCGGTGCATTATCGCCGATATTCCAAATGATATAGCCGAGAGGCGGTTCCGTTACGACCTCGTAGGTGTCGCATACGCCAAGCGCAGTATGATGGATTTTCATTGTTGTACTCCTTATTTTTGTGGCGGTCTTTAGACCGGCTGTGATGATTACAAGTTCAGGGTGACATTGCGGGCACTGGGCTCGTATTTCTTAGTCTCTACCCCGGTAATCTTGAACATGTGTCGTGCAGCGACATTGTTGTTCGCATCTCGGTACTTGTCGTCGAGATACACGATACGCTTTATCCCGCTCTGAATGATTGCTTTCGCACACTCATTACAGGGGAAAAGCGTGACATACATCGTAGACCCGTGCAGGTCTTTCCCGGCGTTGAGGATAGCGTTCAACTCCGAGTGGCAGACATACATGTACTTGGTTTCGAGTTCGTTTCCTTCCCTGCCCCAAGGCATGATATCGTCATCGCAGCCAATCGGCATACCGTTGTACCCAAGAGACAGGATTTTATTGTCGCGCACGATACATGCGCCCACCTGACTGTTCGGGTCTTTGCTGCGCATCGCGGACAGCATCGCAATGCCCATGAAATACTCGTCCCACGAGATATAGTCGCGGCGTTTGGCGGTGTTGTTCTGAGATGCTTCGTTTTTCGGCGAAATGCTCATATAGTTCTCCTTCTTGTCTGATTTATACAGTGGGTTCGTTTGCGTATTTTTGCGAAAAAAGGCGGTGGAGTGTCTTGCCCCACCGCATTGGTATTTGTCAGATGTACTTTTCCCAGAATTTCTCGAAGGTTTCGTCCGGCATCACCATTTCCGTCTCATCGAGGACACGGCTGAACTCGCTGCTGCTGATGTCGGTGCCGATGAAATCCGTGACGGCATCGCGGCCACGCTGCATCAGGGCATCTTTCAGGATATACCAGCGATATTTGTGGATGAGGTCCGTCAGAGATTCGCCTTCGTTCTCCCAGTAATCGTTCTTTGCCTGAACATGATACAGAGCATCGAGAACTCCGTCGTAGTCATCGCTGTCATACTCGCTCACGATGTCGTTGAGATTGAGCAGACTGCGGTCAACGTCATCGACATTCACGGTTGCGTTTTTGAACGAGTCATCTCCGCAGGGCTGTGCAGGAACTTCCACAGCAAACACCTCGCGGGTCTTCTTGTTCACCTTGCACGGCAGATGGAACGATGCACCGGAATCAAAGTTCGAGGTGATAACGCCGGATACAATATCGGGCATCGGGTTCTCGCGAGCCTCCTCAAACTCCGGCAGATGGAACACATCCACGACATTCTCGATGTCGTAGTCAAGGGCACGGACCTTCGTAACGATATAGCCGCCCCGCTGCAATTCGAGAATTGCACGGCAGAGGTCAAGCTTAATCTCGTGCTCATTCAGAAGACCACCGTGACTGTCTTTCACGAGGGTGATTTCGATTGTTTTGTTCTTGGCGGTCGTTTCGGCCAGAAAATAGGTTTTGTCATTGCAAATTTCAAACATGTCATTACGCTCCTTTTTGTGTTGGACGCAAAAAGAGCGGGCCTCTCAGAATCGAGAAGTCCGCCCTTCAAGCGAAATTGTGAATGTACGAAAGGCATAAAACCCTTTCGATATGGAATGTTATCTATCGTACAATACCTATTCTATGCCATTCGCACGTTTTGGCAAGAAAATAGTCGCTGCCCCAGCATAGGCAGCGACCAGATTATAATGCCGTTAGATATAATTGGGATTCCATTTTTCGCAGCCATAGGAAATAATGGATTGCAAAAATTTTAGCGGAACAAGATTCTCGCTAACTGAGGTACTGTTGTCTTTTACATATTGATTGATTTTTTCACGCTCCTCTTCGTTTGCGGATTCAACATTGATGAAAACCTCTTTTGTGGTCGGCTCATAGAAGAAAAAGCTGCTGCAAGAAATCTTGACAGTGATGCCCTTACCGTTGCCGTTTCCGATTACGATAGTTATATTTTTTCTTGCGTCAAGCGTCCGTGCGCAGTATACAGACACGCTTTTTGCAATGCGTTGTGACTCATTATCATCGAAAACAAACGCAGGGCTCATTTTATCAGCCATTCTTGCTGCTGCAACTCTTTTGGGAAACTCATTTGCTCGTCTGCTATACCAGGCTCCCTGAAGCGCCAAACTTCTTAGCACATAATCCTTGAGCGTTTCCATCGCACCTTCAAGATAACCATCCTCGTCAATGATGTAATTCACAATGCTCTTATAATTGATATTACGCACAATACTTTTCGCGTTTAGAAGAAGAAAGTTATAGTGAACCGGTCTGCCTTCGAGCATGGTATAAATAGCATATTGTTCCGCCCGCTCATTCGTTTCCTTGCCATCGCTTAAAGCATGACAGAAGCTTAATTCCTCAATGATTTTTTTGCAGTATGCCTGCTCGAATTGCTGATGATAATCTATCAACTCTGCTTTAAGCTTTGGACAAACGCTGAGGAGATAGCTGGGTAAACTCCAAAACCGAGTAGAGTCAATGCTGTAACCGGCTTTTTTGAAACTGTTCGAGTAATCACTGGGAAGCGGTGTGTTGTAACCGTTTTTCCACGCTTCCCACCGAAATTCCTGCATATATATCTCGTCAACTCTACTGTTGACCGGCACCTTAAAAATCTTGATATATACCCCACTTTCGCAATTTCGATGGCAGAAAATGGGGTTTTCATCTACAATAAAGCCTTCGAGAAAGGCTTCGTTTGGATTGTGGAAATATTGATAAATACATTCTTTGTTCAAGTATTTCACGTTTTTTATTGCTTCCATAATTCATCCTCCGTTTTCAATATTTGTACCAATTTTCTTGGCAATGATTTCAGCCATGCGTTTCGCATTGTTTTCATCGGTCACAGACCAAACCTCAAAAAATTGGTTACCGTAGTAGTTTCTATCCTCTTCCTGACTGCTGCCACACTGGTGGAACCAGCTAAAACCCTTATCATGAATTTACATTTCGTCGTACATAGTACGGACAAACGCAGTGGCATCTACCTCCCGGTGCTGCGTGTAAGCACGAAGCCTATCCCTTGCAAGGGTGATTTCGATTGTTTTGTTCTTGGTGGTCGTTTCGGCCAGAAAATAGGTCTTGTCATTGCAAATTTCAAACATGTCATTACGCTCCTTTTTCGTATTGGACGCAAAAAGAGCGGGCTTCTCAGAATTGAGAAGTCCGCTCTTCAAGCGAAATTGTGAATGTACGAAAGGCACAAAACCCTTTCGATATGGAATGTTATCTATCGTACAATACCTATTCTATGCCGTTCGCATTTTTTGGCAAGAAAAAAGTCGCTGCCCCCAGCATAGGCAGCGACAAAATTATATGTTATTGATTGAGAGCCTTTTCGGCGTTTTCTTTGACGGTAGCACGGATATCGTCAGATACCTGCAGCACATCCAATGCTGCATCAAGCGTCAGAGTGCCGGAGCGAACAAGGTTTGCAACGCTCGCGGAAAGAGATTCAACATACCCTTCCGCACGACCTTTTACAATTCCCTGTTGTTCCACAAAGTCACTGTAATTACACATTTGATTGAGTCCCTCCCTAACGTCGGTTGTAACCTGCAAACCACATTCAGTGGCGAGTTGCAGCTTTTTCTCTACCGGCATATTGTTATCGAATACCGAAGAAAAGAAACGTACCATGTTATTCGCGGATTGTTTGTCCTGCAAACACGCGATGATGATGCAGAAGTTGTCATATTGCTTTTTAGGGAAGTGATGTTCTTTGGCTAAGCAGGTTTCGCGCATGGAATATGTATTGCACACACCACGAATTTTTTCATCGGGCGCAATACACAACCAAATACTGTATACTTTTTGTAGTTTATTGTAGTCCGAATTACGAAAGACAGTTTCTTTTTGTGCAGAAATCATTCTGCTGCAATAAAAGCTACCGCGTTTCAGCATTGAGTATCCGGGATTGAAGTGATTCTGAGCTTCAATATCTACAATGACACGGCTTGGAGGTGATTCTCCACCCGGCATACCGATGTCGAACAGAACATCATAGTATATCGTTCCCTCGTTTGTGCTTTTCGACTCGACATTCTTTTCGTTCAGTTTATCAGGTAAGTCATCAACAATGTGACATCCAATTTCAACCGGCGAAGTATTGCTTGCTTGAATTTCAGCCAATTCTTCCGGCGTTATTTGGCTTTTAGCTTTCTTATAAATGATATACTCCTGAATTTCTTCAAGCGACATATCATGGAATTCTGGAATGCAGTTCTTTACAATAAAAGCTGCAACAGCAGTACAGCCAAGCAAAGCCTTGCATCCGGCATCCAAATAAGATTTTTCGTTGTTGATGGCATGTCCGACGGTATTAAGACCTTCCAATGTCTCTTACCTCCTTTATTATACCATGTTCGCAAGAAAAATGCACTACTATGTTGGATAGAAAGTGCTTTTGTACGCAAAAAAAGAGTGAACCTTCCCATTTCGGGAAAGTCCACTCTGATTGCGGATTGTAAATAATACGAAAGGCGGAGTGCCTTTGTCGATTGCTGGTATCTATCGTACAATACCTATTCTATACTATTCGCACATTTTGGCAACAAAACAGCGAGAAAAATCAGGAAACAGTCGTTGCTCCCGGCAACCATCGCTGCGGATTTATGCTTCAAACCTTTGTACAAGCATCATAGGGACGAGGTTTTCGCACACAGAGAAGCCGCAATCTTTGACATAACGGTTTACTTTTTCACGCTCGCCTTCTCTAATATCGCAGATGTTTACGAAGATTTCTTTTGTCTCCGGCTCATAGTAGAGAAAGTTATCAAGAGGAATCTTAATCTGCATATTTCCGGCGCTTTTGTTGCACAGCGTTACATCGACAATGTTCTTTTTGCAAACAGTTCCCTTATGGGAATTCAGAAGATGTCTCGCTGCTTTCTGGGATTCGTTTTTGGTCGGAACGAACATGTTGGTCATCTTACTTGCAAGCCTCGCTGCCGCAACCTTTTTGGGAATATATGCACCGGTAGGCGTTTCCTTTGATGTCGTTTTAAAGTTCCTTCTGCTGAGACTTGTCAACAAAGAAGTTGTGAATCCTTCAGGGTCACAAGCATAGTTGAGACCCAACTCGTAGTAGCCAAGTACACTGACTGGATATAAAGTTTGCAAGGCGTTCTCGATACAGCCGAAATACACCGGCTTCTCATGCTTAGAGAGCATATCCAAAATCGCGTACTGTTTTGCCAGATTCTTAACGGTCTCGCTCTTTTCTACGCGAGCGTCAACGGCGTATTCCTTCAAAACCTTTCTGGTAAACGCATCCCAGAATTCAGACACAAAATCAGCATCATCGAACTTCTGCCTACTTTGAGTGCAAATTCTCCAAAGCAGCTCCATAAGCCAAAGACGAGACGAATCAATGATAACCCCGACCTTTTCAAATTTGGTATCTTTCCCAAACTCCTCTATCGGACGGTTGCTGTCACCTTCAAACATTTTGTATGGGATAGCTTGCATGTATACTTCGGACGCTTTATCTCTAACGGGAACCTTCAGCAATCGAACATATACACTCCTATCCGTTTCTGGTGGAAAACCGTGGCTTTGAGGGATAAGTCCCTCGAGATAGGTTTCACTTGAATTGTGCAGATAGTCAAGAATCGTATCAGCATCCAAATATTTTATAGCATCCATAGGGTAGACTCCTTTTTCAGCTGTTCGAAGCCATAGGCAACCACTGCTGCGGGTAGGGACGAAGTTTCTCCCTAGGCACGCAATCGTTCAGAGCGGAGTTTTCAGCGAGCGCCATGTCGATGATGTAATAATCATCACCATTACGCATCACATCAATACTCCACTGCCCTACCAGTTCCACGGCGGGAAGAATCTTCTTGATTTCCTCCAGAATCATCCGAGCACTGTCATCATATCGAGATTGCAGGATATCCTCGTGCATCTGATAGATGACATAGTCGTGGCGTTCCTGCGGCGTACTTGCATTCTTGAACTTACCCTTCATCACATCGGCACGCCAATAAGGGCTGATACCCAGCACCTCATCAGCGTCGAAATCGACGAATACGCGGTACTCAGTATGCAGCGGCAAACCGTTGTAGATGGTCGGGTTGTGTTCCTTGTCCTTGATATATTCCCTGAGCACCCACTCGTTCGTTGTATTGGCACCATAGAAGCAGGTATTGTTCAACGGCGAAGCCATAGAACAGGTCAGATGATTCAGGAACAGGAAATACTCACCAATTTCATTGATTTCATTCGGGTCATGGATATGAGCGTTGCGGAACTCATACTTGGAAGAATAAGTTCCGGTCTTGATGAAGTAATCCTCGTGCTCATCCAGCTTGAATACCCGCTTACAATAGCGGTTCACGATTTCCTTGGTCACTGGATTCAGGGTTTCAAAGCCAAGGCGAGTGAGTTGCAGCATCGGCAGCGGAACACGCAAAATCTTGGTATCAGGAATCCTGAAGAACTTGTTCCCGCACAACGCTTTTGCCAGCGGCGGAAGCCAGAATCCCATCGTGTTGGGATTCATTTCGAGCATCTGGTAGGTGAAGTCGTCGAGGTCAAGAATATCAAGACCCTGACGGAACTGGTTGTAGTAGAACTTCTTCATGCGGTCATCGCGTGCATCCTTGTACTCGGCGTAATTCTGAAGCAGAATCTTATACGACGGCTCCGAAATATCGACCTTCACAAGATTTCCTGTAAGCTGAGGTCTGAGCTCTTCTGGGTATTTTTTCAGGTCATTGTTCGTTACCGTCACAGCGTATCGAGATGCTGCATAGTTCACATAGTATCCGCCGCGTTTTTCGTCGTAGATGTACAGGCGAGTACCATCTGTTAACTCACCTACGATACGGTCAATGAGCGTTTCAAGGTCCCGCGTAAACGGCACCCTCTTGTCAAGCATAGCTTTGACAGTAGCGGTATCCCACTGTAAAAAGTTCTCGGATAATGCCCCGCTGTCCAGTACCTGCCTTTTATAAGTGCCCTCAAACGTTTCGAGTGCCTCGGGGCTGGTTTTCAGCATTGCGGCAAGTTCTTCGTAGGAAAACGATTTATCTTCCCTTTTGGTCATCATTTTACCGATTTTGGCAATCATATTTTCGATTTCCTCCTTTTTGGGAATCAGGTGTTTGCAAAATTCGGATTCTTCCAAATCAACTTATTCCCGTAATAGACTTCGGGAATGTACTTGATGGGAATTCTGCGATTGTCTTCGAGTTGCGAATCGTTGTTCGCGATAAACTCCTCGATGCGATTTTCTTCACTGCGCGGGGTGATGTTGCAAGTCGAGAAACCTCCACCGTACAGGATATCACTGTTCATCATACCTTTGACCGGATACTTTACTTCGGTCGTTTTACCGTTGATGTTCAGGACAAGGCGAACGGTTTTGTATTGCTTAGCAAGTTCCACAAGAAGCCTGAACATGATTTCCTGAGTGTTCGGACTATTGTACTTTCTCATATACTCTTCCGTCAACTCTTCCACCACAGCCAATGTAATCCCGTATAGGCGTCCAGACCGCCCGGAATTTGCCTTTTTGATTTTCTCCATCGTCCGTTCAGCCCAGCCAGTGGGATTAGCAAGATAATCCACTACCAGTTCATCGGCATTTGTGGATGTCAGGCCAAAGCAAGACCCGTTTCCAATCTCATCGACAATGCTGTCAATAGGGCTGCGATAATTCTTATACCCCTTTATTATGCGACAGAAAGCGTTCTGCCGTGCTATCTTGTCGTAATGACTGCTCTTGAGAATTTTCTTCTTGTCTTCTTCCGTCACATTCTCTCGGAACATATCGAACAGCTTCTGTGCCATTTCCTCTATGACAGAATCCGAGGTAAAAGAAGAACGGCAGAAAATCGTTTTGAAGTCCTGTGTTTCATTGACGGTTTTGGCATTATCGACAACGAGGCAAAGGAAGCGTATCTCCTGGTTGAATGTTACGGGTTTATTTTCCAAGGTTCCATAAAACCGCTGCCCGTACAAGGCATCTACCTTGTGCTCGCCATTGGCGAGCGGCACACGAATGAAACGGTAGTAGCGCCCGGACGGTTTTCCGGTATCGAGAATTGTGTTGCCTTCGAACACGGATGCGCCGGATTTGATAGCCTGCTCAAAATCCTCACGAGTTAAATTGATAGTCATAATTTCTTCCTTTCTGTTTTTGTTATTTTTCAGCTGTTTTCTTCGATGCACAATTTGCTGCTACGAATGTTTTCCAACCATTTTTCATCCATTACATTACCAAAACGATATTTCTTCTGCGACTCGTAGGACAAATCGCAGCCGGAAACGACATCACCGATGGCGTTCAAGTACAGCTCGCCGCTGTAAAAGTCGATGCCGCCGGTTTTGTTGAATTCGTATTCGAGCTTATCTACATAAGGTTCACGTTTCTTATAGATATTCGAATCGAGATTCTTAGCACGTCCCTCGTTGAGAAGATAATTTTTGTGAAAGTCCGTCACCTTATCATCGTAGTTGTATTTCAAACCACTGAGAATACTTGCACTTTCGCTGGAAATTTCTTCATGGAAATCATCGCTGCTGATACAAAGACCACACGAATAGTCATCCTTGTCATCGCAATAATTCCACCACTCCAGACTCGCCATAGCAAGGTCAGCCATCTTATTGACGGCTTTTCCGTTAGTGACCATATAAAAGCTTCCAACGGCGATACCGCGCTCTTTGACAGCTTTCAAGGTGTATCGAATTGCCGGTATATTCAGAGAGATTTCCCCACCGGTAAAGGTAAGAGAGCTGATATAAGCTTCCGTCTCAAAGCTGTCGAGAAAAGCATCGATGTACTTCTCCTGAATATCGATGCTTTCGGCATCTCCACGCAGGCAGTGCGCACAGCACATATTGCACCGACGCGTAACTTCTATGAATACGCTGTTTGCGCTATAAATACGCATTTTTTCATGTCCTTTCTGTTATTCTTCCGTGCAATCGTCGTAGTCATCCATGAAACTCTCGTTGCGGTCAACGACAACATTCACATCCGGCGGCGCAATTTTAGCCAGACCATAGTTCAAGAAGAACGAGCCGGGAATGTCATCGACATCGCCCCAGTTCCAGCAGCCACAGTTGATTTCCAGCTGTCGTTTGCCTTCGTCCGTCTTGAGATAGTCCATGACAGCACTGCGCAGGACGCTTTCTGGGTCATGGATTTGCTCCGGATTGTAGCTGAATTGCATCAGTGTGCATTCCGTTGCGGATAAGCCAATGACCTCATTGGCGACGATTGTAAAAACTCTTAACATTGGTGTTTACACTCCTTTTTTGTTTTGACGCAAAAAAGGGCGGACCTCTCAGAAACGAGAAGTCCGCCCTTTAAGCGAAATTGTGAATTGTACGAAAGGCACAATACCTTTACGATATGGATGTTATCTATCGTACAATACCCATTCTATTCGGTTCGCACATTTTGGCAAGAAAAAATCGCTGCCCATTTGTGTAGGCAGCGACTGATTTACTTGCTATCGTTTTAGTACCTTATCGGCGTTTGCCGTTTTCGAGTCAGCCAGAGCACGTTCCTGAACCCGGTTCGTCCAGAGCGGGACATTCCGTGTACTACTCAAATAGGCTTATATGGATAAGAGGCCGATTGGATATTTACGGATTGCAGTAACCGCAAGGTGTATATCCCTGTTCGACAAGTTCCTCTCTTGTGCCGGTATACTCCTCTCTGTTTGCATCGCTTATCTGAGATGCAAAGGAGCAGTCTGGACGGTGAAACTTGCGAGAGTTCGTGTTCAGGATGTAGGTCTCGGAAATTGTGTCAGGCTGTTGCGGCTCTTCCACCTCGGCGCTAGAGGTTTCGATGTCCTTATGGTATTTCCCATACGAGAAGGTGACTTCCGAACCGTCAGAGGTGCAGTAAATATCACCGAGTTCGTCCGTTCTGAACACCTCTACTCCCGCGCTGGCCAGCTTTGCGAGGGTTTCGCTGTGCGGATGGCCGTAGCTATTGTCCTTGCCACAGGATATGACGGCATAAGTAGGGTTCACGGCATCCAAGAACGCCTGAGAGGTGGAGGTGCTGGACCCGTGATGTCCGACCTTTAAGACGGTGGATTCGATGTCTTGGCCGGATTCGAGTATCTTCTCTTCCGTTTCCTGTTCGGCGTCGCCTGTGAACAGGAAGGATGTATCGCCGTAGACAATGCGAATTACGATGGAAGTATTATTCGTGTCCTCAGGCACGGAATTGACAGCCACAACGGTGACGGTGGCTTCCCCTAGGGTGAATGTATCCCCCACTGCCGGAACTGTTATACCGCCGCCTTTCTCGTCCGCACGAGCCTTAAAGTTCCGGAATGCTTTGCTGTCATACTCTGTTACGGGACAAAAGGTGACATCGGCTGTGTCAGCCTCGAAGGCACCTGAAAGACCTCCGATGTGGTCTTCGTGGGCGTGTGTTCCTACGACATAGTCTAAGTGTCCCTCTGTCTCACGCTGTAATACAGAATATACAAGGTTCGAGTCATCGGCATTGCCGCCATCAATGAGCATTGAGTGCCCATCACATATAACGAGGGCGGAATCTGCCTGCCCGACATCGATAAAATGGATGGTAAAGCTGCCGCCTTCCGATACGCCAGCCGTCTCCTGACCGCTTTGTGCGGTAGTTTCTGAGACGACCCCGGATACAGGAAGGCTTCCCGGAGATTCCGGTGTCTGACCGCAGCCTGTGAATGTCAGTGTGAAGAACGCAGCAATTACCGCTGCAGTTCTCCGAAGAAATTCGTGTTTGGTTTGCATGGGTTTTGTTCTCCTTTCAAGTGAATCACCCCGCCTAAAGTACGTCGCTCCGCTCCGTCCATATAGACGGGGCTTCCGAGTAAAACGCAGCTAAAGGGTAAGGGCTCAAAGCTATTCACAAGCTCTATCCCAGAGGGATTACATTTTGCCTTTTGCTTTCAAGCGTTTGGTTTTCGACTTGCTGATGGTTTTTGGTTCGGCAAGCTGTTTCTTATGGTTATTTTTTGCGTTCTCTAAATCCGGGTGTCGGATGACAATTACATTACCGAAATCCGGTTGATGAGATGCAAAAGCATCCGGAAACTCTTTCCGCAGGATATTGGCACTTCCGTTCAAGTCGGCATTGATGACAGTTCCATCGGCAGCTTTATACAAACCGCGCTTAATACGCTTACCGCTGAATTTGTGGTTCTCGTCCTCTTTGCCATAAGTAGGAATGACATCATTATCCAAAAAGGAAGCTTTTGATGTGTAGGATTCCTCGCGGTTAATGACTCGAATACCACATCGTTGGGCGCGATAGGTGATGTTTAGAATCAACTTATACAACGGAAGCTGGACAAAGGTCTGATTGTTCTTTTTGCCCATATTCGCATTTTGCTTCCATCTGGTATTGTGACCGATGACAATGGTGTCAACATTGTTATCGTAGCACCAGGCAACAATACTGCTTCCGATTTTGTTGATTGTGTCTTCAATGCGATTATTGCGCCAAATGCATAAGCCATGCGCTTCTTTCGTCATTACAAACTTTTTGTCAGTGCCTTTTGTTTGCTCAGACTGAATTGCAGCCATTTTCTTATTGTATAGCTGGTTGATGGATTTCAAAACACCGCCCTTGAACAAGAGACAAGGTAAGCCTAAGTTGTTCGTAATAGCTGCAGTGTTATCTACACCAAGGTCAATACCAACCATACGGTGCGGAGGTCTTGTTACAGGATTTTCTTTTCCATTGTCAAAAACGAGCGATACAATATAGTTGCCGTGATTCGGTTTCACGGTAATTTGCATTAAGCGACCGCGAATCGGCATATCGGCAATATAAAGCCGTTTCTTGATACCTGGGAACTTGATTTCATGGAAGCCAGGTTTGTTCTTTATATCGTAGATTAAACACTCCTGATTTGAAAATACTGCTGTATGCTTGCCACCTTTTTCACCGTATCTTGGTAATTTTACCTTCCCGGTAAAAGCAGCATGGTCTTTTTTATGTTTGCGTATACCCACGTAAAAACCCTTCATGTTTTTGACGACTTCTTTTAAAACTTGCTGTGCGGTATGTTTTGGCAATCCGACAGCAAAGTAATCCGGGTTTTTTGTAACCTTTAGCAACGCATCCAGAAAGTTATAATTCAGAAATTGCTTTCCCTTAACAGGCATTTTGTACCTATTGCCCATTTTGGGAAGCGCAAATGCAATTTCGTTGTATACCTCCAATTCATTTGCGGTGAGCTTATCGAAGGGTTTTTCTACCATAGTGAGAACTTGTCGCGTACGATACAATGCAGCATTCCGCAAATTGTTGCAAAGTGCAGCGATAGTATCGAAATAAGGATAAAATTCAGAACTCGGTTTCACACAAATTTGAGTGGCACTGTGCATTTGTTTCCCCTCCTTTCGGTGAGAGTAGGGCTTTTGCCCTCTACTATCAATTATCGGTGGTTCGCACGTTTAGGCAAGTATAAAATCCCAAAAACATCCCTTGAAAGCGGCATTCATCCCCGCCTAAGCCTTGAGGCTATAGACGGGGTGTTCCGCCTTCAATTTTTTATAAAAAAAGCGGACCCATCCCCCGAAAGGGATAAGTCCGCTAAAAACGAAATTGTGAATTGTAAGATATCTGGTATCTATCGTACAATTCTATTTTACCGGTATCGCAAGAACATGCAATACTCAAACCGTATCCGAAACCTCATGGCACAGCATCCTGTCCGCATAAATACAGCAAAGAACCAAGCCAAGGCTCGCAACGCAGCCGAACGCGACATGTTTCGGGGAAAGAAGGAGCCATTCGATGTCGTTCATTACTTTCACCCAAAACAAAACGCCCATCATAGCAATGATGAGCGGAATAAAGACAGTTCCTGTGTAATGCAGGAATTTTCGGATTTTTCTTTTTTGCATCCTAAAACTACATCTCCAATCATGCTTGCAAAACAGCCTGAACCACATATCTCTGATTCGTTGGGCTGTAATACCCAAACGGATAGCAGGTATACATGATAAGTTTATCGATTCCGTCTGTGAAATTAACGAGGACAGTGCCGTCATCCGCAATCACAGTGCTCGCGTCCGAGGACACATAGCCTGGTTTTGCCAGGGTGACGGAATACACATACTCGCCGTAATCGGTGTCCACAACAAAGTTATCCCCTATGCTGACATATTGCAGCAGAGAAAACACGCTGTCATTATGAGAGCAAAGCAGATGCCCTCCGGTCACGCCGACTTGGTAAGAACCCGGATACTGATATACCCCGCCGCGTTGATTCAAAAGACTCTGGTCATCGCCCCAGATAAGAGAAGCGTTCAGACCAATCGCGTCACAGGTAATCGTGCCGTAGGCTTGACCCCATGCTGCAGGGGCAACATCACCCCAGACAGACGTCGCTGCCGCAGGTTCGGGAGTCGGCGCAGGCGTCGGTTCGGGAGTCGGACCCGGGGAAGGTTCTGGTTGCGGTGTAGGAGACGGTTCAAAAGGCGCAGACGGTTCCGGGCTCGGTTCCGGTACGCCGGATAAGTCCGGGATTTGCTGTTCTTTTTCTGCTGTTTCTTGCGTCGCAAATTCAGAAGTGTTGAGAGAGGATTCGGATTGTGCTGATTCGGCAGGCAGAGGTTCCGCTTGCCATGAACAGGCTGCAACACTGGTCAGCACAGCCAATGTTGCAACGAGTATCAGTGCTTTGGTTCGCCGCATATGAGTTTATCCTTTCTAAAACTAAAAATATATAAAAAAGCTGCCCTCAGTTCATGTCGAACCGGGGCAGCCTTTTAGCAACGGACAGAATCAGCCATTTTTGTGTTTTTTCCGAGAGAATGTGCGACTTACATTCCTTCACCTTTCGGATTCCGCATGTACTCATGCCGTCATAATAGAGCAGGACACCAATATCTTCTGGTATCTCTCCTTTGACCTTCTTATATAGCTCTGTGGGCATCGCATAGTAGTTGCAGTGCCCGACGAAATTGTGCCCGTGTGCCGAGTGAAAATCGCTCACGGAAATCTTGATTTCCACACAAGTGATGACGGCATCGAGCGTATACAGATGATTCGTCTTGTGGAAGTGGCACCATCGCTCGGAACAGTGCTCCCTGCAAAAATCCGGCGATGAAATATTCTTGACGCAGGTTGCTGCTTTCGCCTTTTCCTGTATCACAACAGGCGGAACATCCGTATCCGTTTCGATGAGCGAGGCTAGTTTACAGGTTCCGTATTTGGTTTCAGCGGTAAAGCATTCCTGCACCCGGACAAAATCGACCAATCCGGATTTGACAGACCCGCATTCGACCGGCACTTCTAAGGCATCGAACCCTTGCCGAAACGAATCTGCTCGATACCCGCCGTAGCTGGTTGGATGCCACGCATGGAGCGCAGCCTCGATATCGCGGGTCAGCTGAGTTTTCGCCATCAGGTATCACCGGAAAATCTGCTGACCAATCTCGACCATCTTACGGCGTTTGCGGTGCAGCGAAACAAGCTGGTACACAACGACGGCAAATGCCGCAGCGGCAAGAAATTTCAGAATCTTTTTCATGGTAGTTCTCCTTAGTCAGTTCATGGTTTAGTGTTTTGTCATTGCTCCGCAGTATATTGCCGCAGCATGAGTTCCTGCACGGTCATCACCGTGAAGCCTTCCTTTGCCGCCTCATTAAGGGCTTCGTAGTAGTCATCCACATACAGAGCCTGTGCAGCATTCAGACCGGCAGCTTGGGTCAGAAGTTTCATGACGGAGGTCTTCCGTTCCGGGGTAGCAGTCCCGATGACATCGAGGAACTGTCCCGGATAGTGCATTTCAAGCCACTGCTCTTTATACGGCAGGGTCATACTGTCCTGCACACGGGTGATGCAGTATTTCGGGATACCGTCGCAGCTTTCGAGGAAATGCTGGACAAGCGTATTCGCTTCCCCAATCTCATCAAATACCTTGTACCCGCCCCGGTTCTCAGCCTCATACCGCAGTAGCCGTGCCCTGTGTGCATCAGCAGTCGCGTCGAGTTTCTGTTCACGATAATGGACGAGCAGAGTATCGTCGAAATCGAAGAACATCATACGAATTTTTGAGAAATTCATGGGTCTCACCTTCCTTCAGTTTCTCGCCGATGCAATTTCATGCCGAACAACATCAGCTTCGGTGTAAAACTCATCGCTGTAGTCGTCCTCATTCGTCTCCTGACAGACCTTGTGCCGGTGCGGCGCGGAACCTTCCTGCTCGATGAAAATACGCCAGACGCCAGAGGAGAAGCAGACAAAAAGCACCGTGCCGTCATCCAAATAGAGCCTGACACCGGCGACATCGAAACACCCGATTTCGTCCTCGAAGTATCGAGAATTTTCGATACAAACGATATCATCGCTATAGCCGTAAATCTTGACCATTCTGTTACTGCCCCCTTACTTGATTACAAAATCCTTTGTGGCATCCTCTGCCTCACTGTACCGGCTCACATTGCGCCTTGCAGCCTGCAAGAGAACATCACGCTCGGCATCGAGTGCCGCCTGCATCGAGGTCTGCTGTACCTGCTTGGCACGGGATGTGCGAGCGTTCTTGTACTGCGGATACTCTGCGACGATTTTATCCATTAAAGCCCAGCGTTCCTTGTCGGAAAGTGCGTTCAGGTTGATGTTATCGCGGCGCAGCCGTTCAATCGCATAGTCTAAATACGCAAATTCTTCCGCAGACGGGATGGCTTCGATATAGTCCCGCATCGTGGCGGGAGGACCGTTATAGGTCGCTATCGCCTCGTTGTACAGCGTTTCTGCAACCTCTGACCCGTACCACTTATCCAGCTCATAGCCATGGTTCCGGTACACCTCCGCTACCCAGAGAGAAAATGCTTCGCTGTAGGTCATATAGTCCCTCCTTCTCAAAAATCACCGAACGAGAGCTGACGGCTCTGCGAGACCGGGATATTGGTTTTGGGCTTTGACGAGTGCTTAACTTCACCGTACTTGGTGAGATTCCGGCATTTATATCCGTAGCCCTTCTGTGCGGCAGAAATCGACTTGTATCCGTATCCGCTTGCATCGTCCAGCACCTGGTCCTTGTCGTTCAGATTGACGACAATATACCGCACATCGTTTGGCTTAGAGAGCCTGGACGAACGAATAACGGTATAGGGGATGCGCTTATCGAATTGAGGCTTTTCTTCTTCCGGGTCCGGTTCGGGCTTTGCGACCTTCTCCTCTTCCGGCATTTCAAGCTGGACATCGACCCCTGCCTTAACGAGGGATTCGAGCGTAGAGGCAAGGGTCTCGTACCGCGTATTCTCCACGGTATTCGTATCCTTCTTCTTCCGCTCCTTCCAGACCTTCAACAGCTGGCGTTCGCTGAAATTGATGATAAGACCACGGTCTTTGAGCATCTTACGAACAACATAGGTGGAAAGAGAAGCGTAGTTTGCATATTCGCCGATATGGTGCTTGATATCCACCTCGGTCTTGGACATAGCTGCTTCGAAATCCCTGTGATTGTCGAGCCAATCCTCAATAACGCTGAGCAGTTCCTTCTTGGACATGGATTCCTCTGCCAGCTGCTTATTTTTCCGGACATAATCCTCACAGGCAGCGAGAATCGAATCGTAGCCGTTCATGGCACTGTTATCGATGATTTGACGGTTCGCAGCATCCACAATGATATACTGCTCACCACGGCGGATGATAGAGATACCTTCATCAGCCGTTTTCTTCTCTTCCCTGACATTGCCGCCGACATCGAATTCCGGCAGCGAATCATCGGTCATGATTTGCTCGATGATGGTATCGAGGTCCTGCGTATAGTCCTTGGAAATCGTATAGCTTTCGGCCTTGGCAAAGACCTGCTTCGTGATACAGGTGATTACCGCGTCCAGGAACTTGTCAGGGTCCGGAATCTCGATTTCATACATCATGTTATCGCGGATATTCCAGACAACACCCTGCTTTAACCCGGTAGCCAGCATATAGCAGGCACATTGCAGGAAATGCTTGTGCGCGAGCGAAGACACGAATTTCAGCAGATAGACCTTGTTGTCCTTCACGACATCCGCCATGCCGCTGATAACAAGTTTCTTCTTCGCCTTGGTATCTACCATAGCAGTCAACTCACAGCGTTCCTGTACGGACTCATCGGGAGTGAACACCATAGACAGGCGCTTGTTCAGGTCGGTTTCCTGCGCTCTCGTAATAAAGGGCAACTCAACCTGCTTCACATACCGGTCCTGACTCGTCATCAGCATCGTCAGGAACAGGACCTTCTCCTCCACGGATTTCCAGCTGGCAGGCAGTGCTACCTTCTTGTCGTTATGCAGGTACATGTAGAAGGCAATCGCGCTGTCGATATCGTAGTAGTCAAAGAAGTTCGCCTGCTGGTAGATGCCGATGCAGGGAGCCAAGTCAATCATCGCGTCCGAATGCTTGATTTCGATTTCATGTACATCTTTATGGAACACCGGCGTCGTATTGATAAGCTGGTAGCAGTGCTCTACATCTTCATCAAACTTGAAGTCGAACATCTCAGAGATATCGAACTTTGTGTTGAACTCCTGATTCATCTTGACGGGAGTCATCAGGGTCTTATCGCTGACCAGCCCAAATCTGTCCTCTTTTTTCGGAGGCTCTACAAAGATGACCTCATCCTTACCGCGACTCGCCGCAACGCAGAAAAGGTTTCTCAGAATCTCATACCGCGCCATAGGCTGAAATACACGGGAGCACCAGTAGGATTCCGTGAAATCAAAGACAACGCAGATAGGGCGTTCCATGCCTTTACTGCCGTCAAAGGTCGTAAAGATACCGACATCTGCGCCGGGTGCTACATGCTTTTCGCCATCAGGTTCCTTGATGCTGGCATATACATGATTCTTGTCATAGAGGTTGCCGGGTCTTGCTTCCAGTTCATTCAGAACCTTTACCATAGACCCCGTTCTGGCACCGAGACACAGGACATCCTTCGGGTTCTTGGTATCCAGATAGTCTACCACCTGCTCGCGGGACATGGTCGATACTTTACAGCTCTTGTTCACACCGTTGATATCCTTGCCCCAGATGTTTCCGAGCCGCTGTGCAAGGTCATGAGACAGGCGGAAACATTGCGTGAAATTGACCTGAGTGTGCTTGCCTAAGAACTTATGGATGAACGACCAGATATCCAGCGAGGTCTGGTCATAGATTTTCTGTTTCATATCCCCGACTGCGATGATTTGAAGACCGGGATTCGATTCCTTGATGTATTCGAGCATCTTCGAGATTTCCTCGTTGATGTCCTGATACTCGTCGATGATAAGCACGTCAAAGTGCCCGACAGGAACGCGCTTCCTCAAGACCATCCCAATCTGCTCGCCCTGTCCGACATTCTTGATGCCGCGCCGGTACAGGATTTTCGAGGCAAATCCATGATAGTTCTGGACCGTGACATTATCGTTCAGAATCTTTTCCTGTGCATCGAGTTTCAAAAGCCGGTTATAGGTCAGGTACAGAATTTCCTTAGAGGAATCAAACTCGTTGCACAAGACATTGATGGTGGATGTCTTACCGCTTCCGATACAGGCATCGCACAACACGTTTTTCCCGTCAAGCGCCAGCCGTACAAGGTCCTGCTGTTCGCTGGACAAGTCTTTGAGCGTCATTGTAATCCCTCCGAATACTAGAATGGCAGGCAACAAAAAGACCCTGACAGCCACTAAACAGCCGCCAGGGTACAGTTTTTAGTCTATAATTTAGATTGTATGCAGTTCGCACGAATGTGCAAGAGGCTGTGGATAAAAATCGCTGTTTGTATATTTTATTTTATCTGTTAACCGCCAGCAGAAAGAGGTTAGAGGAGCATGGGTGATGCAGTGCCCCTATACCAACTCGATACATTCCGCCTCAACACGGTGCCATTTATCGGTGCTTGCATCATATTCCAGCACATCTTTTCCGACCATTTCCCCGTTTTCGACGTACTCTAAAATGTGTCGAACTTGCATCGGCGGATTGTCGTTCTTTGCGTGCCACAACGCTATATCCTTGTTGTCGATGACGAACGCAGTTTTATAGCTGACAAAGGGGCTACCGAGAGGCTGTGTTTGCCGACTTGCCTCGTAGTACGATTTCACATAGCCATCACGGGAGGTGCTGCGAATAGCACGAGCGCCTTCTTTGTCGCCTTGCTCGTCCAAGGTTTGTGCAATTTCGTCTACACACCGGTTAAAATGCGTGAGGTCTTGACTGTTTTTGGCAAAAATCAGTTTTCTGATTAACCGCACTGCGTCTTGCTGCGTCACAAACCGCTCCTTTCACTTTTCTGTCGAAACCAAGAAGATTTTCTTTGAGAAAATCCCCTTCTCCGACGCTTTCTGACTTCTGACCTGTTCAATTTCTCGTTTGGAAACAGCGCAAGTCTTACCCATAGCGTACAGGACCTCCATCACATCCGCCATTTCTTCGGCACAGTTCAGAACGCTTCGTTCCTTGGCTTTGTAGGCTTCCAGCAGTTCAGCGACCTCTTCCTGCAGTTTGTTTGTCAGAGCGTCCTCGTACTCTTTGTCGGACAGCGTGCGCGTCACACAGGTTTCCCCGTTCTTCTCAACGATAGCCGGGATATTATCCCGAACCAGCTTTTGGTACATCATAGTTTTACGCTCCTTCCAATCTACAGTGCCGCAGCGGTATGCGCAGCTTACGGTAGGCACTTTCGATTTCTCGTTCATCTGCGACTCCTTCAAAAACTACGCAGCCCTTTTTCTGCTGTTTAGATAAGTATGTGGGCAAATCATCGTTTGTGACAGGAATGAAAGAGTATCTCCGCTCGCTGGCGTACATAGCCGCCAAAGCAGTCATCTTCTTACCAGATTCTGCTGCAATGGCGACCTTTTCCCGTTTTGCCAGCATCTTATCGAGGTACTCTGACATTTGCATGCGGGACTTCGTCATCGATAACAGCGTTCCTGCAACTCCGCAAAAGAACCAATCCTTTTCGCAGATTCTGTCCTCACACTCTTGACATTTCAGGTAGACGACATTGCCGTTTGTATACGGACAATAATTCCCCATGCTCAAACCTTTTTGAAATATTTCTCGACATACTCATCCGGCAGCGTAATGTGCATCTTATCCGGACCTGAAAGTTCCTTGAAGCTCTGCTCGCCGCCACACCATTCCAAGCGCCAGATGGTCCCACGTTCGACGCGATATGGAATTTTCTTGCCATCTGGGCCAATGGCATCGAGCCATACATCGAACGGCTTGACGCACTTATAGTTTGTATTGTACATACCGACCCCTCACTTTTGGGGCAGCGCCCAAATTTCAACGTTCACATCCCAAGCATTGGCGGCTTCTTCAATGAGATTCAGCACTGTCACCCAGTTGCCGCCTGCCAGCCCGCAGCCGAGACCGTAAGGAACGCGGAAAGTTGCGTCATGGTGTTCTTTCATTACTCTGAAAAGAGCCGTTCCCAGCGCCGCGTAGTTCGTCTGACGCTTATCTCTGCCGAAGCTCGATTGCCCAAACAGGTTAGCAACATACAGTTGCGGGGCGACCTGAACCACCTGAAAGTCACCGAGTTTCTTAGGATTGCAAACTTTCACATACTCGTCGAACACAATGGGCCACTTATCCCGAATCTGTCTGGCAAGACCAGCACCCATCGCGGCACGACAGTTCACCTGATGACAAATGATAGTATCCTCATTACGAGTCGGCGGTGTTAAGATATTGCCCTCAATAAGGTTGACACTCATAGTCATTCACCAATGTCTAAGATTTCGTATTTTCTCGCTGCAAACCCCAGCAACTCATTGTAGATTCTGGTTGCGATTTCCAAAAACTCAGTATCGCAGATTTCTTTTCTGCGTAGGAAACGGTTGTCCTTCTGCATCTCTGCAGCGGTATTTGCCACGATAGCCCAGATGCAGCTGTTAATGACAACGGGCGGCACAATGTCGTCTGCCCAATTCTCAACCGCATATTCGCTGACCGCATATTGCGTGTCATACACCCCATCGTTAAGTTTCGCGCTATAGAACTTTGCCTGCCTCTCGCCCATGATAGAGTTTATGATGCTCCGGGCAGTCTGGATATCTTTGCCTTCCACATTGCAGATTTCAGGGCCAAAGAAGCCTTTCGTCTTGTTGCTGAGAAGGACGAGCTGCATCGCCAATGCCGTGGCGCACTTGGAAAACTTTTTTGCGGTTTCATCCGGTATCTCGACAGGGATGTATTCAGCCGCCGGACCTTGCAGATAGTATTTCTGTGTATCTTTTTTGTCGTGCGAACTCTCGAACAAAATCGAGGGCAACGCAACCATAATTGCTTCATTTACATTTGCTTTAACAGTTCGTAAAACTGCGATATTTGCCAGCATTCTTTTACCCTCCCCGCTTTTTACTGGGCCTGATACTTGGCGATAATTCGTCTTGCTTCCCTTTTCGGTACGCCGAACAGAGATACAGCAATTCGACTCAATTTATCCTTCTGTGTGGGGTCTGTCAGGACCACGATGCGATGCATATCATGGATGTCAGTAGCAACAACCACCTGAGCATATCCGATTATATCTTCATCGAACAGCCGCTTTAATTCTTTTGCAAACTCTTCCCTGCTGAGTTTAAGCAAATAATCGCTGTTAATGAACATGTCGAGTGGGAAAATATGCTCGTTATCGAACTCCTTCGGATGCGCATTTGCAAGGTCGAGTTCCGGGCGGAACATGGTTTTATCATGCACCAAACCGTAAATAATGCCGGCCGCTTCTCCGCTTTTGCAATCAATCACAAATTGTCCTCGCTGTGCATCAGCCATAGGTTGTCCCCTCCGCCAGTTTTTCGTATATATTCTGTGTGCGTGTGTTGTTTTCGTCTTTGTGCATGAGCACGACATTTGCCATGCTGGTATAATAGTTGGCTACACTGTTACCTTCTACGGTAAACTTTATATTCTGCCCGTCATCGACTACCTCGTAGCTGATGAGTTTATTCGTGACCCACTGATTATTGTACCGGAAGTATATGTAGTTGTATTCCGTGGCTGCGGTCTCAGGCGTCATGTTTTTCTCCGAACCCACCGTTTCGGCAATCTCAGGAGTTGCCATCCGAATGATTTGCGCAGGCAAGTCCTTGATGCCGTCCATGGTCTTGTCCGCCACCTCACTGCATCCCTCGAACGCTACAGAAATGGTTGCGACAGCAAGAAGGAAGAGTGCTTTGTGGATGAACGAGAGGAATCGCTTCATAGACATGCCTCTGAAATATCTTCGATGATACGGAATGTTTTGCTTGTTTTGATACTTGCATTATACCATGAAGTTGTATTGAATACAACGATGAACGCTATATGTTCACGGATTAGATACATTTTTGGCAAAGCAAAAAACGCCCGCAAAAAGAAAAGACCCGCCTGTTAGCCGCAGGCAGGTCTTTCTTCGCAGTGAGCATTTAAGGTCGGCTCAGGACCCTATTCGTCTCTACCGAAGCAGCGTCATAAACGCTGTTTGGCATATTCTATTGTATGCGGGTCGCACGGGTCGTCAACTATGTTTTGCAGCTACACAGCAAAAAGAAGTCTCACCCGCTGATGCAGGCAAGACTCCTAATTGGCTCAGCTTAATCTTTGAGGTCGAAGCTATACCCTTTCTTATCCATCGTCACGAAGCCATTGCGGGTCTGACATTTGCTGTCACCGAAATAAACTTCGAGGGTCATGCCGGTGTCCTCGCCATCCAGCCATTGTGGGCGCATATAAGCCGCAAGGTCGTACAATACGCCGACAGCGTAGGCAATCAGTTCATCGCTGTTCATCGCTTCGTTGACCGCATCGTCATCGGCCTCGACAGGGATGCCGATGGAGGCGGTAATGATGTCGGGTGTGTTGTCGTCCAAAGCTCTGCTCATGGTAAGTTCAAATTTCAGAATGTTAGTTTCCATGATGGATTCTCCTTTGTATTGATGTGTGTGCTTGCTACACTTTCAATTCTAGGTCGTTCGCATAAGCGGTCAACCACCACACTACCCTGAAATCCGGCTAGGTCGGGTTTTACAAAAATTTCTTTTGAAAACAAAAAAATAGCCCGCACAGAACTGAATCTGTACGGGCTGGTATTAGTCATGAGGATGTTCGTGGTAGGGCTCAGGAGGCATACCATGCGGGTCAGGCTCTGGGAAGCGGCCATGGTCCCCGATGATTTCCGAAGTACGGATACCGTTCGCTTTCCGACATGCCTCGATGGTCTTAGAAAGCACTTCCTTGACATCACGCGGGTTCTTGATACGACGGATATCGATTTCCGGTGTCATAGCATCCGTGGAGCAGAGATGGATGCTGCCGACACGGCAAAGGCGCTCGTAGAAATTCTGCTTAAACGCGATGTCCCGGACGCGGTACAGCTGAATCTCGTCCTCGCGCAGGTTGAAGCAGCCACGCTGGATGATGAGTTTGGTCTCGGTCAGGGTGTACTTCGTAAAAGACAGCGGCAGAGAAAAGATGGTGTGGCGTTTTCGGTCGGTCCAGAGAATTTTCTCTTTGTCCAAGTCGATACCGAACTCGCCGTTTTTGAGGGTAGACATGGTATGGCTCCTTTCGTGATGGGATTTGTTTGTTTTTTTGGTATTACCTTTATAATGAGTATATTATACCATGCTGTGATGATTTTAGCAATTGGAAAGAAAAACTGGTTAGTCTAATAATGTTGTGCCAATTATAAACTGCATAACGAATTTTGCAAGCGTTGCATAGAAAATGAATGGAATTCTTTCACATGCTTTGATAAATTCCGACGTTTATAGTTCTCATAATCTTTAAACTTTTTGAAATAGTGCAACAGAGAAAAAAGCATTGCTACATCGTCCGCGTATTTTCCGGTCGTGACTGTATAATAGGGTAATTCATCTGCCGCCAAATAGTTCCCAATCGTTTTATATAATGCAAATTGTTCTTCTGTTATATCAAACCAGTCTTTGGAAAGAATACATAATTGGGCATTTGCTTTTTCATAATCGAGAGCTGACTCATTCGGATTTAGTGCTCTAGTTATAGCTTTTAACATATTGCATACAAAGCCTGCAACTATATCACAGATTCGCACACCTGTGCAATTCTTAGAATCAACTTCAGTTACATTTTCAAACTCACTTTCTATCGCTTTTTTCGTGTCTTTTTCGTTGTCACTTTGTATTATAGCGCAATTCGAAGGAATGTTTCTCTCTAATAATGCAGCCTTAAATCCTAAGGCATCAATCATATAGTTGAATTTTATTGGATAGTTTTTAATTGAAATAGTACATTCTTCGAGCATTTCAAGCACAACCGCAAGAACGGCAACTTCTTCGCTTTTTCTCTCCACACCGCTTCCCCATTCAATAACGCTGTGTAGCTTTGAAATTGTTGCCGTCTTAAATTTTGCCGCATCGTTCGTACTCAGGAAATCCTCTAGGTACGACATAACTTCGTAATCGGCGTAGTTTTGAAGAAACTTCGTAATAGAGTATCTAAATGCTCTTATGATTTTTTGACTATGGGGCTTTTTAAATGTGAATTCAAGTCCATCGCTCATTAGAATTTCAAATGGTGCAATTATATTAAGTTGAAATATTGCATCTGTTTCCAGTAAATAGTTAAACAACGATGTATAGAACTTAATATATTTAGATGTGAATGTCTTCAAACCGTATTTGTAGTTTGCTTTGATTTTTTGCGATTTTAATTCGCCAAGTTCTGTGTCTGTTCCAGGAAAAAGCAAGGTCTTCGATTGTTTTTCAAGTTCTTGGTATTCAGTTAAAGCACTTTCTCGGTTGTTTGCGCTCCATCCCAAATAGCACCCCACATAATAGTTTGTTTCTCTTTGTATGCCCTCGCTTTTGTGCCAAAAATTCGGCAATCCATTTTTGAATCTGATGTTGCCGTTTCTATTTGATTCATCGAAATAGAAATAATATAATTCTTTTTCGTTCATAAAGATAACCCCCATAAAGCAAAAAGCCTTCCACCGCAGTCGGCACATTACTGATTACGATGGGAGGCTCAAAGCCTTTTGCGATAGTCTAATTATACCATGCTTCGTGAATTACTCAAGGCCAATCTAAATAACTCAGTCAATATCCGAGTTGCCAAAATCTTCTGTGAGGACGAAGACGCTCTGGATGGATATATTGGGAGGGCTGGACATCCACCTCGACATCGAGTGCTGACATGAAGACCACGATTGTCTTGGGGGTGACGGCGGTCACAGAACCGGAGTATAGAGTTTCACTTCCGTGAGCGTTCTGGTGGACAGTTTTCTTCGTGTTAAGCACTGTCCGCGTTACTGATTTTCTCATTTATCATCAAAGTGATTTCTTTAATTCAATTTGACCATCCGTATTCTCTGCGGATTTCTAATAAGAAATTTGTCGTAACCTCTGCACCGAGGAAGCATACCTCGTTAGAGATGGGAGTGCGTCAAGACATCGTAACGAAAAAGATATTACTCTAGTTGCTTGCTTATAATTTTTGAGGTTCCGTTGAGGTGTTTTGATATAACATTCGAAGGACTTTGTCCTCTGATGCAATAAGCAAAACTGAATCACTATGAGTTGCTATCGGCGCAAAATACATACGTTTATTAAGTTTCTCTGTGGAGTGTGTGTGGTCAATAAGTCTGTTATTTACTGACAATCCTCTCCTCGACGAGAACAAAATTCCAACATGTGGTGCTAATGGAACCCAAATTTCCTGTACATCTTCATTTGCTACTGAAAAAACAGCCACTGGTACGTTTGAGGTTATAAAAATTTTTCTCGTATAGCAAAATTGATAGTGTAATGTATTCAAATATTCACATATATCTTTTGTTTGAAATTCTTCATGCTCGCCATTACTTGTAGAAATAATTGTTCTGTTGTACGCTTGTTTTAAGAACGAATCCATGAACCTTTTCCATTCATTAACATTTCCGTCAGGCTGGCATTTCAAACTATTATACATTTGCTGGTAAATCGATTTGTTTCTGAGATATAACTGCGCAATAAATTGAAACAGCTTCTCTTTTTCGGACTTTCTTAGTACCAATGCCGAATTGATGTTCGCACTGTTATTTGAAATATTGATTATCTTATCTACAAGCGCTTTTTGCCCTGTTTCGTATTTTGAAAATGAATGTTCTGTTTCGTTGTGCAAAATGTACTTGTCATCGTATTTGCTTTCATACAAATCATCGCAGTAGCACAACCTTGAAACGGCCATCTTTTTTGGGCAAGGACTAATTGCTGTAGCTTCAAGCGAATAAACCGTTCCATGTTCTTCTGGAATCGAAAAGTTAGCCAAATAAAATTGCGGAACATAGTGTTCTCTTTTAGTTGCGTTTTGTACATTTGAAGACATAACCTATCATTACTCCCTTCTTTAAAACAAAAAACCTCCCACCGCAGTCAGCATGTTACTGATTACGATGGGAGGTTCAAGCCTTTTGTGACAGTATTATTATATCGCGCCTCGTGAAATACTCAAGGCCTATCTTAATGATTCAGTCAATGTCTATTATTTCAACAGTTCGTACTTAAACATCTTCTCGGTGATATGGCTCTTATAGTATGCTTTCAGCATAGTGCGTAGGGTGTCCAGATAGCCATTCAGAACGGGATAATCATAGACCGTTTTCTTACTCTTACCGGTGCCGATGGTCTTGGATGTATTCAGTTCTTTCGTAATCTGGTATATGCCATAAGTAAGCCGACTATCATAATTCTCGGTCTTCTTCGCCTCGTCCAGAATATTATTCCAGAGCGAAACAAGACCTACCTCATCCGCGTCCAAGGTCATCTTTGCAAGGTCTGCGGATGCAACCGTATCGCCATTCGTTGCATCAAAGCAGAGTTCGTTACGGTAGTATCGGCCATCCGACCCGTTGAAGGACAAACACTTGTTCTGATTTGACAAGCAGGTATAAAGCAAACACGATTTCAAAAATTCGGCGTCATGGGTGTAGGTGTCGCCGCCATCAGAAGTGGTAAAATAGACACATCCTTCGCCTTTTTCATAAAATTTGTCCCGTGGGTATTCCTTAGCAACAAATAAAGGCAGCATGGAAAGATAATTGCTTTTAGTAGCGTAAGTTCCTCTATTGTTATAATGTGTCATTCTCACCAAGTTGTTGTTATTAGCGTCTAATGTAAATCCTTTGGGAGTAAGGTAACATATAATTTCATCTGAATAATATGATTTACCATCACATCTTCTGCCTTTAGTTTCGGTTCCGTCACTTTCACAGAATACTACCGTTTCCAGTCCATATACTTTCTTCTGATAGTATTCGGATAGTGTTTTATAACATTTTGATATGGTAATATCGGTTGAAGAATCAAAGCATGTCGTTTCATATCCAGTTAATTTGATTTTATTTGTCTTATCATCCGGGATATTTATCCACAAACAACATGTGATAGCACTCTCGCTTGCATGAAACAATCTGCGGTTAAAAATAAATCCCTCAGCCATTGTCAAACTGACAATACCACAACTTTTCCACCATTTTACAGGTGAGAATAAAACATAGCTATCAGTTGGCTTTCTTAGATAATATTCGACGCTAGACCAGACAAATTGGTTTGTTAAATCTCTTACGGTAGATGTGTTTGTGTTTACAAAAGAATTTTTCTTCTTTGCCATTTCATTTGCTACAAAGCTTTGTTTTGTTGCCGAATTTGATTCTTTTGTTTTGTTAGCGGCGGACGCATCTCTATATGGCGGATTTTCAAACAGAATAATCGTGCATTTGTCATCATCTACATATCGCTTAATCAGCGGGTTTTCGATGAACTCTTTGCTCATAGCGTCAGCGTTGGCAACCTTGCCGTTTTCATAAACGACATTTGCCTCAGACGGAGGGATGATGTCACGGACCTTATCACCGATGCGCTCGGACAGAACCTTGTACTCATAATACTCGTAGGTACTGACCACACAATGTTCGATGAGTTCGTTTCCGTTCTTATCCGTCAAGCCTATCAAAGCAGCTTCCAGATTACCCGTGCCTGCGCATCTATCCAGAATAATGTAGTCATTTCCGTCAGGAACGCGGTCTACAGCCATCTGTACCAGTTCAGCTGCCTTTTTCGCATAGGCAACAGGCGTATAGAAGGCTCCCAAATCCTTTTTAGAGAGACGGTCGTTCAGACAGTCCATCAGGTACTTGAACTTCTCGTTGGATTTTCCGGTGTAGGGGTTGATAAGACCCTTGAAATGACGAGGGTCTCTGATTTCGCCTGTCACTTTGACGGCTGTTCCGGTATCATCGCCGAGGAAATCTCCCTTGCTGGCACTGGGCTTTTCGCGGTAATACCGTTCTGCCCATCCAACAATGCAGCCTTCATCGATGTCAATGGGCATATACATCTCATCCGGGCAGACCTTCTTGCCTTTCAGCAGCTTCTTTACCTCGGCAGACTCTACCATATTGCTATAATCCAGCTTCTGGTCATACTTTCCCGCAACAAATCCCTCGTTATTTTTAGATGCTGCGCCGGTATAGACCTTCTGGATTTCATCCCGGTAGTCCTCGGACTTGTAGGCATAAACCGTGGTAGAATTCAGGTCCACCAACAAAATGGTGGCAGGCACGGACTCGCCTTTGATACGCATCTTCGACAGGTACTTGATAGCCTGAAATAAGACCCTGTTCAGGTTATTGATGGAAAGTTTGAACTCGATGATATTGCCATTGTAAACGCCATCGGTGTTGTCAACGAGGACAGAAGCATCATCGATATACGGGATGCCATAGTTATCAAAGAACTCTATCTGTCCTTCGCGCTCGGTTTTATAAGGAATGTTAAAGTTTGCCATCTCCGTATTCTCCTAAAAACAAAACCCCCGATGCCGTAACATCGGAGGTTTCAAAATCAATCATTTCTCGTTAAGAATCGACAGCAACTCATCGAGGCTGGTCACATACCGGTATTTCTCTGCCATCTCGTCAGGCACCGGAATCAACTCGCTCACGTAGTAAAGAACCTGCACACCGTTGCTGGTGCATTCGTTGTACTTGTCGGTGTCCCGCTGCTTTCGTGCCTCGAAATCCTTGTCATCGCTGCCGTAGGGGTAAAAGTGCTGCACGCCCTGACACTCGATGGCGATGTTCTTGCCTGGCAGGAAGAAATCAAGACGCTTCTTCCCCATCCACGGAAACATCTTTTCCCGCTGATACTCGATGCCGTTGCATTTGAGCATCATGAGCACATCGTTTTCGAGATAAGATTTCTCGCGCAGGAAATCCTCTGTGTTCCGATAGATTATCGGCTTGGCAGTCTGACTGATAGCCTTGTTGGGGTTCAGCTTTTTGTAGTGAACAATCGTGGGTCGGACATAGACGACCCTGCCGCTTTGCAGATGCCGGAAATGCCCGCAGCGCTCAGATTGGAGCACGCAGAACCCTGCAAACGCCCGTTTCCCGTCACTGTCATTCACATAGACCACAATTCCCTTTTTGAGGTCCACGATAGTCTGCTTGATGGTGTTCAGGTATTCTATGACATCCTTGACCGATTCCTGCTTCCCGTTCGCGTGTACGATGCGCTGCTCAACCTTCCGACTCAGACACCGCCGCTTCCAGAGACATATCGTATGCAGCCAGATTTGCAGTATCAGCGCCGCTGAGCTCGGAGCCGTCACAGAGTTCCGTATATGTAGGGAATCGCGCTCGGTTCGCAGCCACCGTTCCAACAGGTTGCCAGACTCGTTCAGAACGGAAAGGTAGCCGTATACCCCATTCCGTGTATTCACCGCCATCATCAGTCCGTCCACGCCGAATTCCTTCTCAGCTCTTCTCAGCTCGACAAATGTCGTCATTTCCCGCATCCGCCAGTTATCGGTAGGCATGACCATGGCGCAAGTGTTCTCGCCATCAAAGCCTACGAGAATCGGGCACAGGAAGGTCGTATCAGCCCTTCTATGGACAAGGATATATAATGATGCACCGTAGGTATCATCTACCTTGATAGCGTATTCATCGTAGGGTTCAAGCCCATACTCGCCGCGATTCAATCGAAAATCACTGATGACCGATTCGTTGTCGGTCGTAAGTTTCGCAATGGTAGGTAGCTGCAGTATACGAGTAAGACTCTTGACAACCTTATAGCAATCCGTACCCTGCCCCTGCATCCGGTACTTGTCATGTGTCAAGTAGTATTCTCGTTGCCATTCGGCGTTTTTGTTATTCATGAGTAGTCCTTACTCCCGGCTATTTCTGCCGAGAATCTGTAGGTATGTTATTTTTCTGCATCGAGTGCTTTCAGCATCTGTTCAGCCAATGCCACAGAAAGCAGCGGCGGGACGGCGTTGCCGATTTCTAATCGTTTCAGACAATCCGAGCCGTAGAACTGGTAGCTATCGGGAAAACTCTGCAACCGTGCTCCTTCGCGTATCGTGAGTGCCCTTGAATCTCTCGGATGGATGCATCTTGATGAGGACGGACAGGCAAAGTTCCGTGTGATGGTAGTGGCGGGTTTCTCCCACCAGAGTTTCGCGTAGGTGTTCTTGAACCCGCTCTTAGGTCTGAGTTCTTCCGGCAAATCATCCTTGCCTTGCCCATCTTTGAGCGCCGCCATGATTCTGCGGAGATGGGCACTGTTGTTCGGGGCTTTATGCTCCGTGAGCGTATCTGAACTACTCTGCCGGACCCATGAAAGAAACTCGTTATCGGGAGGAGCGGCATACACGGTGTTTTCCTCCCCGCACGAGAGCGCAGGCAGGTCTTTAAGCGCGTCTTGCAGCGTCACATACGGCAGTAGTCCTTCTCCGTGTGTAGGTTCCGGGTACTGAAAGGGATTGTCGCCCAAGAACCCGACAAGAATGACTCGTTCTCGCAGCTGCGGTACACCGTAGTCAACGGCATTGAGGATTTTGTATTGGAGGCTGTACCCTATATCCTCGAATTCCTTGCGGACATGCTCAAACAGGGCTCCTCCATCCATACTCAGAATGCCTTTTACATTTTCAAACAGGAAGGCTCTCGGATGTAGGATGCGGAGAACGCGCTTGTATTCCATGAAAAGATTTGCCCGCGCATCCATCTGCCGTTTACCGAGCGTAGAGTACGACTGACATGGCGGACCACCGACCACGACATCCACTGTACGGTTTCCTATCGCTTGACGGAGGATATCTTCGGACAGGTCTTTGATGTTTCCTTGCAGCATATTGACCGAAGGGTGGCTTAGGGTATATGCTTTCGCAATATCCTTTTGCATCTCGTTTGCCAATATGATTTCATAGGGTTCGTTTCTTGAAAAACCGTAACTCAGTCCCCCGACACCTGCGAACAGGTCAACGACGGTGTATTTTCTTGTCTCTGGCATGATGACTCCAATAAAAAATCCGGCACGAATCACTCATGCCGGGCAATGACTTTCTTGCTCTTCAATTTTATTCAGGATACGGTACAATTCCGTGCCCACGACTCTTGCAAGTTCGCAAGGCACTGCATTCCCGATTTGCTTATACTTGCTCGTTAGATTCCCGCAAAAGACCATATCTTTCGGGAATGTCTGGATAGCGGCTGCTTCTTTATAAGACAGCCGTCTGGTACTACCTTTCTCACCGAACTGCCAAAGGTCTTTGCCGACCTTCACCATGTCAGGCGACCCAGGCCAGAGAGGCACTTGCTTAGCCATCGCGGGAATCGTGAACGATACGCTGTCCCAGCCGCGTTTCCGGTTTCGGGACATGTAGCGTGAGGAATAGGCTTCCTTACAGATTTCATCCTCTGCCGCCGGTGCTAAACTCTCTAACGCCTGCCGGATACTGATGCGGTCAGCAAACGGTGCAGGAACCTTGAACTCTACGCCATACTTCTCAGCAAGGTCTTTTCGGATGCCCACAAGGAGGATTCGCTGTCTATCTTCCGGGACATGATAGTCCGCAGCATTGACAAGGTTGATGGACACCACATATCCCTTGCTCTCGAAATTCGCGATGATAGCGTCCTTGATTTTCCCGCCGCCCAGCGTCAGCAAGCCTTTGACATTCTCAGCAAGAAACAGCTTTGGCTGCTTCTTCTCGACCAGCTTGACACAATGCCGGTAGAGCACATTCCGGCTATCGTCGATTTTCCTTGGTCCCGATAAACTGAAGCCCTGGCACGGGAATCCGAAAGACGCGATATCGCAATCCGGGATAGTTTTGTAGTCTACTTTGCCGATATCGCCTTCTACCACCGTAGCATTGCTCCACAGCCTATGGGTCTCGCAGGCATCATGATTGAAGTCGTTCGCCCATACCGTATGAAACCCAGCCTGCTCTAAGCCGATATCAAGTCCCCCTGCACCGGAAAACAGCGAAACATGCGTGTATACTTTGTTCTTATTCATTTTTGGTCCTATAAAAACCGATGCGGAATCACTCCGCATCGGATACTTATTTACAAAAAATGAGCGTTAAATGCGCGGAATGCACAAAAAACACACGCGCTCATTTATTGAACGCACGCGTGTGTTTAAGATGCTTTTTGTTTGTCGCTGTGCGAAAACAAATAGCGTTATCTTCAACGGCTTTGCGCCGCATCGGCGATTCGCTCTTTCGCAACAACAAAAAAATCGGCATCCTTTTCGATGCCGATAAAGTTTCTATTCGTATTTATTGCCGCCACGCCGGTCGAGCCGCTGCCCATACAGAAATCAAGGACCGCATCGCCCTCATTTGTGTAACTCCTGATGAGCCACTCACACAACGCTACGGGTTTCTGTGTTCCGTGCGCCGCACATTTCTGCTTATCGGTGGCAAAAGTTAGTACACTCGTAGGAAATCTCTCGGTGCTGTCGTAGCTTTTTGCCTTGTATTTCCCATAATCCTCAGTCATCTTGGAGTTCCGCTTATGCTCAGCCGTTGAGACCTTTCTCGGATGCCCTGAGGTCTTCTGCGGGTTGTAGGTTGGCAGTTTCCTGTAAAACACTAGGATGTCTTCATGCGCCCTTAGCGGCATCCGGTTTGCGTTGAGGAATCCTACCGGAGATGTCTTCTGCCAGATGAGGTTATATCGCCACGGAATGGTCTTGCCATCCATAAGGGTCTTGGTATACGCTCCCGCCGAAAATAGAATCACTGCGCCGTTCTCGGTCAGGATTCTATCCAGCTGCTTCCAAATCCCCTGCTGTTTGTTTTGGGTCCATTCGGACATTGCATCAGAATAGGAAATCCCCGTCTTGTAGCAGGAAAGAAGAAACTCAGTCAGGCTTAGTCGCTTCCCGTCCTTCTCGATGAAGTCTTCAAACGGCAATACTGTATCCCAAGCCTGATGTGTGATACCGTAGGGCGGGTCCGATAAGACTAGGTTCACGGAATGTGCCGGAATCCCGTTCAGTTTCTCACAGCAGTCTCCCTGCATCAGCGTAACGGCGCTCATGCTTTACCTCGGAACAGTTCCTTCAAGGCATCCAGCTGGTCAGCCTGAACCTTGCCGTTTCGGATGATGGTGAAAAATCTGCCCTCGTCGAGCAAAGCCCTGTCCTGCTGCCCGTACATCGTCACGATACCCATGTGCCAGCCTTTGAGGTAGTTCAGCATATCCTTTTCCGGGAACTCTTCCCGGAACCGCCACGAACAGATACTGAACGGAGCGTACTTATTGATAAAATCCTCGCTGTCACTGTGAAATGCCTCGTCCCGATTCCGGTATCTGTGATGCCGCGCCGTAGTTGCAAGGATATCTACCCCGTGGACTGTGGGTGCATCGGTATCGACCAGAGGTCCGAACACGACCAATTCCTGTACCTGAAACACGAAAGGTCTTTCCGCCTCGCTCTTATTGATGAGAATGGCCCGCTCAATCGCTTCCAGACACCGTTTCTGTGCGAGCGCTCGTGAATATTGCCGCTTCTTTTCCGCCATGATGATTTCCTCCGCAAAAACAAAAAGCCCCGCGCAGACATTCATCCACGCAGGGCTAGGAATAACTATGAGTATTTAGAAAACAGCTGCTGTCTGCAAAACGACCGGCACCACCGTACCGAGCACCAAAGTCAGCGTCATCATGACCGCCATGACGAGCGAAGCAGCTTTCTGAGCTTTCTTCCGATTCCGCATCTTTTGTACCTCTTTTCGAGAAGAATCAAGCCGCAGAGAACGAATCCCTGCGGCTTACACTAAATCACTTTATATTCTCCATTGTATCCAATTCGCACGAATGTGCAACTGCCAAGCGACGAACACGAAGATTTTCAGTCACCGGGCTTGCCGCCTTCCTTTCTGCAGCCCGTTAGCAGCCTACCGAGCGGCAGTAGCTGAATTCCCAGCGCGTCGCCTATCCCAAACTGCTTCGTCCAGAACGAAAATAGGGCGAACCCCTTCCTGTGCCTTTCGTTCTTGTATCTTCGTGTACTATTTTGTATCTTTTTGTTGTTTCCCCTATTGCAATTCCACCAGCGCTTCTGTATAATAGTTACAGTAAGATACACAAAGCTACAAAATGATACACGCGAAAGGAGCCGCCGTATGTTTTCCATCAAGCTGAACGCCCCTGTCCTGCTTCGCAAGCAGCTGCCGGTGATTGCCAAGGCATTGCATGTTGATGAGAAGGTCCTTGACGATTTTCTATCCGTTTCGGCTTTCTATGGAGTTAAAGATGGCAAAGGTACGATTGTCCCTATAAAGAAAACGGATACCGTTGTCCATATCGATTATAAGGCATATGATAGCTACTATTTTGTTGTCGAAGCTATCCTGCAATACGCCAAAGATATCGATGCTTCTGTTACCGTTCCTGTCATCACCGAAATCGAACTCGGTACAGATGTTTTCAAGAAGATGCCTCCTGACAAGCTTTCAGATATTGTATATCTGGCAAAACTGCTCCGCGACAGCAACGACCGCATTCCAAGGCTAAAAGAGTTGAATGCGCCGTACATTCTTGTTGCCAGCGAGTGCGCACACCTGTGCAAAAAGGTAGAGTGCCTTGAAGACAACGCACACATGCCGTCCCCCTCCAAAGACTTAGACGGACATGTATATGCTTCCTTGCATGATATCGGTTATTCGATTCTTGACGGCTGGCTGAACAAGGATGACAGTTCCGAGTATAATGATAAGGAGAATGCGGGATATGACCCCGATAAGCTGGCGGCGCTCGTCAAGAAAGCCATCGGTACGCGGACACAGGAGCAGTTTTCCCAGACATCGCATCTCGGCCGCGTATATGTGAACCGTCTTGCGAACGGCAAAACACAGTCTCAGCCTACCGAGGTTACCTTGAAGAAAATCGCCAAGGCAACGGATGCCGTGACGGAAAACGAGCTTCGTCAGGCATGCGGTTATGAGCCGCTTCCGGGTGAGGATGTCGTGGAGTCTAAGAAACGCATCGAAAACGTGGACGACTACACATGGATTCACGAGAATGTGAATTATTTCCTCGAATTCCTGAAAGCGCAGATTCCGATGGCGTTGCCGCTGTATAATCTGGTCATCCTCGAAAATCAGTACATGAGCATCCACAAGGACGGCTATGACCTTTTCGGTATTCATCGCTGCTCGGCTCCCGTCGAGTATTCTGAGGACGGTACTGTTGCGAATGTCATTTACCCCGTTACTTTCGATTTGACAAATTTTCAGCGTGGCATCCGCCTTTCTGTGGCCGTCGGGCTCTTGGGTCATTACAGCAAAAACAATGAGCTGTACATTACCGACTACATCACCGATGTCGATGCACTGTACAAGTATGCACCCTTCTTGCGCAAGGCTATCGACAAAGTGGGAGAGAATTTCAGGGAAAGCGGTGTAGATATTAAAGACTTCCCGGTATTCTACTATACCATAAACCTGAAGAAGGCATTTACGGCAAAGCATGTCTTTGCGAAAATGGAGAAGTTCCTGACCAGTCTTGTGAAAATTCGTGTGGATGCACTCGGATTCTATGCTGACAACCTGAGCGACGAGACCTTCATCAAGTTCCTTAAAAACCATAAGAAGGTCATGACGAACGAGTACGCCGACAACGAAATCAAGGATTTCTACGAGAATGTTGTTGTACGGCATGGCGACATCGAGGACTTCTTTGCGGAGAACTCGGACTATAACAGTAAAGCCGCTATCGTCGCCTATGTCATCCAGAATGAGGCTTCGGACGATACCCCCCGCCGTCTGGTAGACGGATTCACCTTTGACGATGACGACAAGGAAGATAGACCCTGTGTTGCCGCATCGAAGCGGGGAATCGAAGCATGGCAGAAAGAGCATCCCGGCAATGGCTTTAACCTGAAAGTGTTCTCTGACACTCTGAAAAAGTATGCCGATGAGTTGGGCTTAGAGTTCGGTGACGTATACTACTATCTGGTTGTCGAGGATGACAAGGCTGACGAGATGGGCGTTCGCGTCTAATACTTAACCTATAGCCTCTGACTATCCCAGACAAAAAATAATGCTGCTACCCGTTAGCTGGGCGGCAGCATTTTTGTTTTCCGTTCTGAACATGCATTATCCCGCACTGGCATCCGCACCGGGGGCCTTTCTGCTGGGGTTCCGGTGAGTACCCTGCTTGCTGACGGCAGGCGGCAAGTAGAGCCGGTGCTCTGTGGGCCCTGCGGAAATTCGGGCAAAAAGAAAACGAGAACTGCGCCATTAGCGGAGTCCTCGCAAAAGATAATTCTTTTTGATTACAGGGTTAGTATACCTCGAGCCGCACAGATGTGCAAGAGGTCATTTGCGATTCTTTTGGGCAGGTTTCTGGCATCCTAAGCGCATCGCCTTGCAGTAGATGGCAGTGCTTGTTCGGTTCAGAGTTTTCTGCAGAGATTTGCTCGCACCCTCCACGGGAAAGCGTTCCCGGAGCACCTTCTCCTCATCAGCTGTCCAAGTCGAGCGCTTCTGGTACACAAGGCCCATGATGCTCGTATGGTTCAAGACAGAAGCACGGCTGCGGTTGATGTCTTTCAAAAGAGCCTCGCTTGCACCTTCCCAAGGATACCTCTCAATGAGAATATCCTCCTCTTCCTTGGTCCACCGGCGTCTATTTTCGTATCGGAGCCCCAATGCGTTAGCCTTCATACTGATGAGATAGGCACTGCGCTGAAACAGTTGCACCAGTTCCTGGCTTGCCCCCTCCTTCGGGTATCGTTCAGCCAGAATCTTCAACTCTTCCTCGGTCCAATAATGCCGAGTGCCGTTTATGCCGAGCAGACGAGCCTTTCTGTTAATGGTTGCGGCGCTTCTACCGAGCAGTTTCTGGAGGTCTTTGCTGGCACCCTCGTTCGGATACCGCTCTCTCAGAATTTCGATGTTCTCGTCAGTAAATCTCTTTCGATTCGCATCGCGAAGCCCAACTTGCTGGGCCTTGAAGTGAATCGCCTGCTTCGTGCGGTTCAAGGTCTTTACGAGCGCATCGCTCGCGCCCTCTTTCGGATACCGCTGCTTCATAATCGCTAATTCTTCTGCTGTCCAGGGTTTTGCCATGGTTTTGCACCTCTTTCGTTCGTTGGCAACAAAAAAAGAGCAGACGCACCACTGGGGTGAATCTGCTCTTCTTCGTCAGAATGTGAATTGTACGGAAGTCGTTTATTATGCTGCTATCTATCGTACAATTATAAGTGTATACCATTCGCACAGCCTGGCAAGAGGAAACTGTGCTCAGAACGAAAATGGCGCTCGCTGCGCTGCATCATTTAGTTGTCGTATATCGGTATGCCGATATAGTGCGGGCGTACCCATTTTTTTGAGCGTGGCGAAGAAAACTCTCAGTATTGTGTACGAGTTGCAACTCCTACCAGTTTTGTGTCCTTGCACATTTTCCCAACGAGTTTTTGCTGAAATCCGCACTTTTTCCAGCGAGTTTTCGGTTGTATTCCATGTTTTTCTGTGGATGAGCCTATTGAGAGAAATTTTCTGCACCGCTTTTTCAAAAATTCGTGTCCTCAACACCGCCTAGCAAAGGCAATCTGTGTTCAGAACGAAAATAGCGGGGGTCACGCTTTGTGCGCATCTTGTGTATGGATTGCAACAAGCCGATGCACCCCAAATAATAGCAAACTCCGGGAGCAATACAGCCCCCGGAGCTTATTTGATGTCACCTTTTAAAAAAGATTATTTAGATTGTGCGGCAGACACCTTGAACAAAACCAGCCTGTCGGAACAATGCATCGGAACAATGTCGATTTGGTTTTGATATTGTTCCGCATATCGTTCCGAGCCTATCCCCCACAAACAAAAAAGCCCTGCACACACCAAAGCAGCATGTGCAGGGTTATTCTTTTATCCGAGAGGCCTCTCTAACACTTCAAGGATGTAGGTGAAGAAATAGAACGCGAGGTTTCCGATTTTATCGGAGTCGTGCTCGACATTTGCCATGATACGTCTCAAAGACCCATTTTTCAGGGACTTCATGGCAGCATAGACGAGCAGATAGATGTTTACATAGGTCATCTGCTCCTTGGGCTTGTAGCCCTCGAACGCTTTCAACTGGCACTCTCTGGAAATCTTCTGAGCCAGCGAATACCAGCTGCGCAGATAAAACTGTCCTCCCTCTTGGTTCATCTCCTGCTGTACTCGGACCTGATATTTCGGATAGTTGTTGTTGACGACCTCGGCGAACTCCGTATCCTTGAACTTATTCTGGTGATAATACAGCCACAGAGTCGAGTTTGCCAAGTCCATGCACACCGCAGCTAGAAGCTGTGCCTTGTCATCGTCCAGCGGTACAGTATGCGTCACGGATTCCTCTAAAGACTTGCCGTTGAACAAGTCCACATGCTTATACGAATCCTTGCCGGCCTTTACTGTCGTGTCGATGAATTCTTTGAAATCCTCGACCAGTGCCACATACGCCTGATACTGAATGTCCTCGGTAGAATCCTTCGTATCTTCAACGAAATTTTGCTCGTTCATAGTGTTATCCTTTCTCTGCTTGGCAGTTGTTTTCAGCGGCTATTCAGCTTGCCTGTATACTTCATAGTACGCAATTCGCACGAATGGGCAACTATTTTTGCGAAATCAAAAGGCAGGCTCAGAAAAGGGCCTGCCTTTCGTATTAGAGGTTGAAGATGCCCAGCCAGCGCCGAAACTTGATGCCGAACAACTCCTGTGCCTGTTCGTAGTTCATGATAAGCTGGTTGCCGCCAGAAATCTCTGCTTCGAGGGAGTTCGGCAGCTCGTCTGCTATGTATTTCAGTTCGTACCAAGGTCCATCCTGTGGATAGGTATAAATGAGCCGATTCTGCTTCTTGTCCACCCGGAACTTACTCGGGTCTGCCTGCCATGCCAGTTCGATTTTCTCAATCGCAGCTCGACCAATACTCTCATCACCCATGTAGTCGTTGTAATACAGGATACGCACATAGTCCGGCAAATCGATTCCGCAAGCCTCGAAGATATCTGCAATCACACTGGACGAAGCATGGAAGATATCCGGGAAGTATTCTTTGCCATTCGCATTTTCACGCATTTCCGTCGTCATCTCATCGATGCAGATAAGCATCCGGCGGACATACTCCCCGTAGAACGCGGTAGTCAGCTCCGACATACTCTCATTCACACGCTTCGAGTTCTTGGCACCGCGCTCGTTGTCGATTTTAGCACCGATTCGACAGATGATAGCCCGTTTCGAGAGGTCTTTTGTCAGCGAGGTGATTTTATTCGATGTGATAGATACAGCAGGATAGTTCACGAGCCTGTCTGAGATACCCCATTCATCGTTCTTGATTACCCGTTCTGAATGGTTCTGGAACTGGGTCTTGGCGAGGTCGTCGATGTTCAGCGGCAGTCCCTCACATACTCGTTTGAGGCCGTCGATTCTTGTGGCTGTAAAATCCTCCGTTGTGTTCATCTTGACGGTCTCGCCGCACATGAGTTTGACAAGGAATTTGATAAAGGTCGTCTTGCCGCCGTTTGAGTCGCCGTATATAACGCCATACATCGGGAACAGTTTGGTGTCGTAATTGTTCCTCGAGGCAAAATACCGCAGATACGCCATGAACGGGGTAGCCAGATACCAGGTCATATACTTGAAGTAGTCCTTCTTGGCCTGTTCGACATCGCCGTAAAAGTAGTCCATGCCTGAAAAGAATTTCTGGATGCTCTTGATGTTCTTTGCCACCTCGCTGAGATTCGGATTGAGGTCGATATTCTCGTCGTTGAAGGTCATGGTCCCGGCATCATAGTCGATATGCAGTTTCGGAAGCTGCTTAACAGCCTCAGCTGCTACACGCCGAACCTCGGTATACCGTTTCGTAAAAACACGCATCGGTTCCGATGCTACCACGATACGGTTACCCTGTACCGGCATCTTAGGCACGATTGGCTTGACGAGTTCCTGCATCTTCTTGACATCGGCAACTATCTCGTATTCGACCTCATCCTCAGGTTGCGCCTGTTCCAAGAAGATGAGCTTCTGTTTTTCGATGGATTGGAAGACGGGCACTTCCTTGATGTTCTCTTTGAGGTAATCTTCCTGATTCATAGTGCTTACGACTGCCTTGTAGGAGACATTGTCGGAGCATGTCTCCTTGAAGGTCTCGAACAGAACCTTGTAATGCGAAAATGCCGCCTCATCATCGAAGCAAACGATATTTTCTCGCTGGATGCCACAAAACGCCGATGCCGACATATTCGCACTTCCGGTGATGACTCGGACACGCTTATGGTCAGCGCTCTCCAAGATAAAGATTTTTTCGTGCGATTTCGTGTCCCGCGATACATACAGCTGCAAGGACCCGTCATCGAGCCGGTTCGCGAGGTTTCCTGCCGACTTAGATTTTGCGAGCCGCTGCACGCTGTCGATTTGCACCGACATGATGGCAGCAATGTCGTTGGCGATGATTTTCTCGCATCCGAACACGACTTCAGCATACGAGAACTTGTTGATGACCTTATTCACGAACTCGATACCGGAGGAGAAAGTGATAGCATAAAGCCTGTCAAAACCATCAAACAATTCTTCCCAATTCGTTTCGACCGTATCAGCATATACCGCCTTCACAACACTCAGCGCCTGCGTGGAGATGCTCGCCTTTGCCTTCGTGGTCTTGTTCGCCACGAGTTTGAAGGGCTTATCCGTCTGCCCTTCACTGTTCCCCGTATCCTCGCTGGGGTCCAAGAGTTCTTCCGGGCCTTCCTCGGTGTATTCTGGGCTTTCCGATGCCATCATGTCCATGAGCGACATCTGATTTTCCAAGTCGTTTGCTTTCCTTCTTGCCATTTTGTGCCTATCCTTCCTAAACAGATTTGGGTCATTTCTTTTGGTCGGGTATATAAGCGAGCAGTTACTTTTTTAGCAACTAATCATTCATTCATGTTTTTTTGTTTTTTCGGTTAAATCTGATTTTAGGTATTCCTAGTTTCATTCTACCACTTTAGCTGTCCCATTGTCCGGACTTCAAACTACTCGGCGCAAGTTTTATCCGCCTCAGCCGGATTTCATCCACCTTTTCTTGTATTCTCTTCGCGTTTTGTTGAATTTCGTGTCGTTTAATGAATACTAAAAAGCGCTCACAGGATTTTTTGTAAATACTGCCTTGCATCGCTCTTTTTATCTTCTCATTCCCATTGTATGCAATTCGCACGGCTGTGCAACTGACCGTAGAATATCAAATTGCTGGAAATCATACCGCAGAATATCAAACTGCTGGTAAAATCAGCTTGCTTTTCCTTCAGATTTCTGTATTTACAAAATAAAAAGCCGTCCACCCAAAAAGGTGAACGGCATATATTTTGTAGGGGGTTATGCTTGCGCTGCTTCTGCTTTTCTGCCATTGTACAAGGTGGCGACCATATCGACTGCTTCATCCATCGAGCGGCACTGGTAGCTGATGACCGTGCCATTACCAACCAGCATGTTACCGCTGCGCCAGAATGCCTTAGAGTCAGTGGTATAAATGATGTTGCTTTCCACACGCAGCTCCACGCCGCTGTTCGTCATGACTGTTTGCATTATTGTACCTCCTAAAATCTTCGACCACCGTACAGCCCTATGACCGTACCCATTGCTTCGTCTTTCGACTGACAGTTGTAGCTGATGACTATGCCACTGCATGTCAGCATCCTGCCGCAGAGGTTGTATGTCTTGCCGTCCGATGCAATGAAGAGATTGCCACAGCAATTCACTGTCACACCGGATTTCGTATACACTACCATGCTCTCACCGCCTTTACCGATTTTGTTTGTTTTGTGCTGTTGCCCTTTAACCCGCCGTATTTTGCCAAGACGAGGCACAGGGCGTCTCGAATAGTCTCGGCATGCCCATAGACATGCCCATCGTCACCAATGACTTTTGCCCCTTGCAGCCAGTAGGATGTATCGTCAGAGGCAAAGACCGTGTTGCCATTGAGGACCAGCGTTACGCTTGATGCAGTTTCGATTTTTACTATGCTCATATTCGTTTTGCCGCTTTCCTGTGCCGTTCTTCGATTTTGTACTGTTTGTCAGCAGTATTATTATTAACTGCGCGAGCATGTTCAATAGCTTTAATGCAGGCTTTTTCTGCATCTTCTCGTGAATAAAGTGGCATAGCTGTTTCCTACTTTCAATTTGTTCTCTTATCTTCCGTGCGCTGCATACCAAGCATAGAAACCATCGTATTGTTCACGTCCCGGTCTGCCTTCGCTTAGGCTTGACGGAGCCTGCAGATGGCTGTGTCGTCCCGCGTTTAAGCCGTTTCCGTAGGCTTTTTTCACTGCTTTTTTGAGTTTTTCAGAAAACTCTCGCTCTTCTTGTTCGTTTTCTTGAAAAGCTTCCGCGAACGCCTTGTACAAGTCATATGTTTCCTTATCTGGGTTAAACGGCGCAGTCCTGTAATATTCTGTTATAAACCATTTCTTACCGTCGATGCTTGTCAGATAAAATCTGGTATTTGGAATCGGAATACTTCCCATCATAGTCATTCACACATCAGCCATTCGTTTAATTCATGGAGAATTTCATCCGCATCTCGAAAACCACCGGACCCGTGATATTGGTTCTGTTCCCGCTCATCCTTCAACGTTTTTACCGTGGCGAGCAGCTTATCTTCTTTGCCTTTCGCTTCGCCTTTGGCAAAAGCTGCTTTTTCGGCCTCGTCGATGCGCTGGTATCTGCTCTTTCGTTCCTTTTCGATATAAAGCAGGCCATTGGCTACTGCGCCGAGGAATGCTTGCATCTCAGATTCCGAGATAGGTTCCTGGCTTTCTCTGCTTTTGGATATACAGCAAAAAACCTCATCGTCGTAATGGATGAAATAGGGAGAGTTCGGGACCTGTTGTACTCGCATAGGGCACTTCCTCCTTCCGTCTCAAAGACAATTTGCCGGGACTGTCTCCCGTTGCCCGCTGCTCGCCGCGTGGAGGCTGTCTTTTGGAGCAGCTGCGCGGACAAAACCGCGCTTTTGAGTTACATCTCTGCGTTAAACAGGTTGCGGAGCTTGTAGGTGATATCCTCGCTGTTGCCGACGATAGCTGCCGCCTCGTTGATGGAAGCGAGCTCCGAAAGACTATCCGCTGCGTAGTTGTAGCTGATGGTGTAAATGGGGATATCCATACCAGCAATGATGTTCTTCGTATCGGAGAAGTCATATCCGGTATTGTTGTCACCGTCCGTGAGCACAAAGATGATGGGCGTGCAATTCCCACCCAGTTCCTGAGATTTCTGGTAGATGCGGTCCATAGCAACGCAAAGACCGTTGTACATTGCGGTGCTGCCGTTCGCATCGATGGAGTTCACAGCACCCTTATACAGAGTTTTTTGGGTCAGAGAAAACTGGTCAATAGACAGGTATTCTCTGACATCCGAATCAAAACCAATAATGCCAATATAGTTGTCGTCATTGATATACTGTATAGTGTTTATCATCGCAGTTTTCAGGGCATTCAGGGGTTCGCCGCGCATTGAGCCGGAGGTATCGACAACGAACTCCGCCACGATAGGAATGCCGGAGTCCTTCTCTTCTTTCCAGACACTCTGAGCCTGTGCGATGGTGTTGCCGTCGTATACTTTGCCGGTATAGGTATAGTCGTCGAGGCCATTGAATCCGTCCTTCGTCGCCTCTGCCTGGTTCTGAGCGCAGAAGGAAACGAAAGCAGCAATCACTTCCTTCTTCTCAGCGGAGACATTCCCGATGGAATACAGAGGGTTATCGTGCCGGACACCGAACGGGATGAACTCGTAGTTGCGCTGCAAGGTCGGGTCATTCTGATAAGACTGATACTCCATCACAACGCCGTCCACGATGCCTTTGTCCGCCGACTGGACCATCTGCTGGGTCGTGAAGGATACAAGAGGGACGTTCGCTTGAAATTTCTGGAAATTCTCGACAGCAGCTACATCGACAATCGTATCGCTGCCGCTGCTCGCAAGGGCCGCAAGCAGGAAGTTGAGACCCGTTGCACTCGTGTAGGGGTTCGAATATCCCATCATGAGTTTGCCATCGATGGTTGCATTCAGAACGGAAGAAACAGACGCTTCACCATATTCAGAGCGAAGCATATCCCCTGTCTTCTTTGATACGAGAATACCCGCCACATTGCCGGCCAGACGGTCAGCCTCAACGGTCAACTCTACACCCTCGTTCTTCACCAGCTCGCCAAAAAGCGTATTTGAGGGGGCATAGCACTCCGGCTGATACTTTCCCGTCGAAATGTACTCAGCCGCTGTGCCGGACGGAATGGAGCGCAGAGAGACGCTCATGGTCTTGTCTCCGGAAGTCTTGTTGTGCTGGGCGTTGAACTTTTTTGCCATGCTGGTCAGGAAAGAATCAGAGCCGGATTCTGCTGCTTTCTCGCCGGAAGAGAAGATTTCAATGTTGACATCACCGTTCCCCTCTACCACAAACGGGTAGGAGGAGTCGATATCCGGCAACTCATCTTTCGCGTCCAAAAACTCCGATACATCAAGCTGCTGCGGGTTCACAGATACTTCCTGTACACCGATGCGTTTCATCTTACCGCTCAAATCCGCATACGCCTGTTCTGTTGTCATGGTATTGGTACTGATATTCGAGTCCCGCATCACTGTCTGGGAGAACACCGCCAATACCACGCCAACGACCGCTAAGGTCGCTACTATCGGGAACACACCTTTTCTTGCCATGGTCAATTACCTCCATTTAGAGTGTCGTATCGTTTCAAAGCCTCGCGGCTGATTTCCTCATCCTGTTCAAGGTCTTGATTCGTCTTAGTGATGACATCATCAAGTCTTGACATCGCCAAGACCACATCGGTATCCCACGGATTCTGTGCTGAGCGCTGATTGAGTGCAAAGGCAAGAGAATCTAAGCGCAGGATAAGACGCTCATTATCATGGACCACATTGTTTATCGTCTTAATGATACCGGCGTATATCTCCTGCTTCTTTTTAGCGGTATCGGTATCTCCGAATGAGATGACGCCTTGTTGGAAAGCTTTGTATTCTGTCTCATCGAACATCGATGCTGAGCGGATAGCGTCATCCAGCCGGTCATAGAATATTCGTTCAGCCGATGCCAACAGCGTCAGGCATTTCGCTTGTTCTCCGGAAGTCTTGCTGTCCTGTGTCATGCTGTAGGCTACCGCCATCTTTTGTCCGAATCGCTTGACCTGATACAGCATCTGGTCGGCTTGGTCTGAGAACACGGCTTTCGTTTTTACGGTCGCGTTAATTTTCTCCGCATAGACTTCTTCTCGGTTCATGGGCTTATCCTGCGCAGGCTTTTCCGATTCCCGCCGCTTCTCCCTGTACCGGAACACAAAATACCCGCACAGGAGCAGGAACAGGGTCGGGGCTGCGTATTTTGCCAGAAGCACAAAGAACAGCGAAGCGCCGTGCATATACTCAATCGCGTAGTAGGTATGAATATACGCCTCGACCATATACACGGCAGCTGCTGCTATGATAAGTACGCATATACAAAACATCTCTGCCCCTCACCCTTTCTTTCTCATGCAATCCTCGCACACGGTTCGGAAACAATCTGCGGACGGTCTCTCGTGTTTCGGAAGCGGCTTTACCGCCTGTATATGCAGTTTCGCGCCCTGTTCCGGGGTCCTGCCGCAGACAACGCACCGGAACCTGTCACGCTGCAAAACCTCATACTTGATTTGCGAGGATGCCTGCCTCCGCTCGTTTTCCCGCTGCTGGCGTTCCCGCTCGTGCTCCTTAGCGAGTCTTACGAATTCCTTAGCTTCTGCCATCGAATAAGTCTTAGACTCCTCCATCGGCTTGCCTTTATGCGGCGTATACTGCTTCACCGCAATGAAGGTCGTCTCGGTAACGGGAGTGCCGAACACCGCCGCATTGACCAGTTTCTCCTCATAGTGCTTATACAGCCAGAAAGGGATTCTTCTCCCGCAATCATCGTCCTTCTCGGTCCAGTTGGGGATGCTTTTGAGTTCTTCCTTATATGCCGCAAACTGAATCACATTCGACTGTGCCCATCCGAAAACCTCTTCAAACTGGGGAATCTTTTTCCGGACTGTGCCCATGAACAGCTTATCGAGGGAAGCACCCCTATACTCTTCAAGTGATTCAAGCGGGTATTCGAGACGAATTTCCTCGTCCACATCATAGAACTCATATCCCTGATTGACTTCCTCAATGCCCGCCAGTATCTCGCTGGTATTGCGCACATCCTTCTTGGCAGCAGAGACGACGAGAAGCCATATACCGGCCAAAACAGCCAATGCGACAACAATTACCACGGCAATCGTCACCGGCGACATTACTGCTATCTGGTCCTCTACCCAAAACGAAAACTCCTCCGGCATATCAATCAGCCAGTCTATGAAATCCATCGGTTTACCGTACATCTATGATTCCTCCAAAATTCCAGACACTGTCTGGAAAATCTCCGCGGACAACACCGCTATGACTGCCCTTGATTTTCATTATCTGCAATTCGCATGAATCGGCAACTTTTTCGCGTAAAAACAAAAAAGCAGCCATCCGAGATGGATGACTGCAAAAAATATCAGTGAATTTCGGAAAAATGTTGCAAACGACCTTGCAAAACCTTGGAAAAATGTCGCAGTGCTTAGAAATGTGCCTGGTCAATGCTGTTTTTCGTTAGAGTACGGAGATGACAGAAGAGCGTTCGTGTCGAGCACATAAAATTTTTCTGAGATTCGCACCTATCGTTTCAGGTGTTTTCTCGGATGGTATCGAGGATGTCCTTCTTTGTGCCGCGCACCGAACAACCATTATCCTCAAATGCCGAAAACAGCGTTTGTACGAATTTCTCATTCTCTTCTTTCGAAATGTCCGGCATCCAGAAAGAGTAGTCATCATCGCCGTACCTGAAGACGATACCTTCAATTTTCGGGTTCTTGCTCATAGTGTCTCCTTTCTTTCCGTTCTGAGTATTCATTTAGCATACACGCTCGCAGCCATTACTCCAACAGTAATAATACCGGTCACGAACAGAAGCATGCAGACGAACATTACGCCGAATGAAAGCGTGATGTATGAGATTTGTTCGACCATGCTCAGCAGACGAATTTTATCCGTTAATTCGTCAATTTCATCTACATCCGCCAACTGCTTCTGACGCTCTCCCTCCATGACCAATGCCTCATAAGCACCGCCAAAACTGAATTCATCGTCCGACAGCGGCTTGCTTTTGGTCTGCATCATGAGGTCAATCAGTTTTTCTTCGAGTTCCGCTTCCTTTGCGCATTTTTCCGCATCTTTCTCATCCAGCATCTTGCCCGACACCTTGTAGCAAATGAACGATGCAATGCAAAGCAGCGCTGCACTGACAAGCGAGAAAACGAAAATCATGATTCCACCTCAAAAGGAAGTTGCTCGAACGGCAGCGTCAAGTAGTCATACAGGGATTCGGCGGTAGACATGTCGTAGCGCATCCGGCGACCATCTTCGAGGTCGAACCAGATACATTTGCGAACATCCTCATACAGCCACCACTCAATGGTGTCCGCCTTGTCGTCCAGTTCTTCTTTGAGGATGCGGAGCAATGCAGCAAGATACAGATTGTGAATCCTCCCACGACTGAAGTCATGGGCTTCCCGCCCTTTTTATGGGTAGCGGCGTTCTAACGAAAGATACGGTAATCCCTCAGCTCAAGCGTCCAGACGGAAGCCATCACCGCAAGAAAACTAATAACTCAGTTAGCATCTGTACATCTTACGCTGCCTGTGTGCCGAGTTTTTTTAGCTCAGGATACAGAACTTTAAGCGTGGCAAGTGTAACTTGGATTCTACGCTCAGCATTCGGAACATTAGTCGAAAGCTGAGACCTCACCATCGCTGGCAAGGGTTTTAGCAACTCTCTGACAAAGTAGCGAGCGCCAATATTGTAGCTCGCACTTAGGTCGCAGTTGTATTGTTTGCCGTTTGCAAAAGTTGCAAGGGCATGATTGGTTTCATCCCGCTTCAGGGCACCACTGCCATCAAAGGCAAGTTTGCTTGTGCCCCAAGCACAGATATGCGAAATACGGATGCCGTAGCGGTGTGCTTTATGCTCCGCAATGTGCTGGATGCCGTTCTTTCGCCACATCTGAATCTTCTGCTTTTTGGAAGATGCCTTCTTACCCTTGAAGTCCAAGTGCTCGAAAACAATTACATCAGCAGAATAGAGAACCGCAAATTCTACAATGGCAGAGGCAATCTTTTTGGACAACTCATCATTGATGCGTTTGGCATATGCCCAAAAATTATGTGCCTCGCGAGAACCGTGCAGTCTTTGAAACTTCTTAATGCGATTGAGCACATGATACAGATGGTCTTTGTCACTTGCAAAATTGATAAACTTTCTTGCAAGGATAGTTCCATCTGCGGTCATGATACAGCAAGTCGCGTCTGTATTAAGACCTAAATCGACTGCACAGATTCGTTGCTTTTTGATAGGTGTTTTACTAAGGGATATATTTTCCTCAAACGAAAAGCGCAAGCTGTATTTACCAAAGCGTTTTTCGAGTACAGGCGCAGAGGCGCAGGCGTGCATCCAATATTTGCGCAGGTAGGCAATATCGGTTTTACGCAAAGTGACAGTAGCCCACACCCAGTCGCTTTTATGGTAGACTTTCAGGTGAACCGTATGTTTGTCATTTAGAGCTGTAATCTCATTTTGAGAATTCTTTAACTGAGTAGCTTGATGTTTTTCTTTCTCAATTTTCTTTTCTTCCGGTGTAAGCTTGTCTTTTGCTTTTGGATTCTTTGGAACTTTCACTTTTTCGGGTGCGCCTTCCACCTCGAACATATCATCGCGGAAGAATGTAGGAAATGCTTTTCTATCAATCTGAAGCGTAGGCGCAGCCGTCTGCTTGTCGGTGTTTTCCCAATTAGCAAGATTGCTGCGGGAACTGCTCACTGCACCGATAGCAGCTGTAATGGTTGCACGGCGCAAGTACGAAGGATACTTACGGAACTTTTTATCGAATTCCGGATATTTGGCTTCACGGTTTTTATTGCCATGAACCAACTTTTCAATATAGCGTCGCTGCTCCAAAGCTCCGGTGGTTATGCTTTTTACAGCATCCCAGTTCTCGTTGACAATACCAATCAGGTAGGAGAGTGCTTCCCGATATACACGAACCGTATCGTTAAGGTTGACACTGCAGTTGACAATTCTGACTTGATAGCTGGATGTAATATTCAAAGCACTCACCTCCCTCAAAGTATTCTACAATTCTATTGTATGCAATTCGCACATATGTGCAATATCCGAGTTGGAATAAACAGGAAAACTGTATTTTCCGATATTTGACCAAAGAAACGAGCTTACCCCGCCTAAGCTTTGAAGCAATAGACGGGGTGTGCTCTTCATTTCCCATCAAGAGAAAAGCCGCCTAACTCATGACTGAAGTCGCAAGCTTGCGGCGGCTGACTCGTCAGCATCGAACACTACTGCTGAGTCGCAGATTTTGTCGAGCGCATGGTCAAACGCTGCGATTTTCCGGTCTTGTTCTTGGATGTCGGCAATCGTCTTGCAAAAAAGTTCTTTAGAAATCATTGTTTCCCCCTCCCATACAAAAAAAGAGCCCCACCAATGACTGGTGAGGCTTTGCATATCAGTAGCGATAATATCTCGGCACGATTTTGCCCTTGTCGTCATCCATAATCATAGCGGCAAAGGTCTCCATTTCTGCCGGGGTAAACTCGGCGGTATAGTCGAGCGTGGTGTCGAGTTCTTTGGCGACATCCGACATTGTCTGCAGGAACGCGGCAAATGCCGGAACTTCCTTGTCGGTCAGCGTCACGCCGGTGCAGATGGACAGGTAATCATCCCCCACATCCGCAACATCGTCCTCTTCTCTGCCAAAGACGCCATGCACGGACTCGATAGCGGCAAGCATCTTATCTACCTGTGCGGCAGTGAACGGCGTATCGGGTTCTAGCGACATCTCGAAGGTGTAACAGAACCACTTGTGGATGTCTTTGACTGCGGACTCCGGCACATAGTCGGGATTGTCGCAGAGTTCCTTGCCATCGAAGGACAGCATGACAACATTACTCTCCACATCGTAGTATTCAAGGCCCTTGTACCGCACCGCCTCGCAGCCGTATTCCTGCAGCACCTCGCTCCAGAAATTGTAGCCGTAGAAGTTCTCTGTGCTGAAAAAGTGAATCATCTCAAAGGAAAGGAACACCTCAACATCCACATCCGTCACCAGCCTGTCAAGGATTGCGGACATTTCCGGCGTGTGCTGCCAGTCGGTATCAAGACCTTTCAGACCCACGCCGCCGGTCTTATCCTGAACAAACAATACCGTCTTGCCATCGACCTTGATGCTCAGCTTATGCATCGACAGAGATTCAATGCTGGCGGAATTGATAAACTGAAGCAGATAATGTGCGAGGCAGCTGCGGATATCGTCCGCGTTGCTGTCCCCTTTCCGAATCGTGATGCGCTCAATGGCGACCAACTCAGTGCTCATGGTGTTCTCCTTTTTCTGTAAGCGGCAAGATTTATCCTGCGCAGCCAATGTAATAAATTTATTCGATGTTAGGTGATATTAAATCGCTTGCAAATAGCTGACAGCCAGTTTGACAAGCACATACACGCCCGCGAGGTTTTCTGCGATTTTGCAGAGGTATGTCATGATGGTGAACTTCGTCAGTCCTCTCCGCTTGAGCCTGAACATTGCCACGGTGGACGCAGTAAGAAGGAACGCGATAGACATCATAGCCTGAACGCTGACCAGTATAAAGACATTAAGGCTGAACTGCACCATGTACTGTGCCTGCACATTTTCGATGCTTTGAAGGCGTAAGGCGAGTTCCTCGAAAACAAACGCAATTCCGGTACAAATTACGATTGCGAGAAGAGTCTGATTCAACACATCGTCGATGACAGAAGACGGCTTCCCGCTCTCAAATTGGCGGATAACCGCCGTCGTTTTCTTACCGAACTTGTAATCGTACACAGCGTTTCCCGCAAACAGCGCAGCCGATGACAGCATCAGTCCCGCCGTACAGACATTGACTATATCCATAGCAGTCACCCGTTGTTTGTTCAGAACGAGAACTTGCACTCACGGCGTTCGCGGCCGTTCCCGCCCCAGTAGTGACGCCAGCGCGGTGCTTTCCCGTCCCCCTCATTCTTGTACTTCTCTGCCACATGGTCTCCTACCGTAAAGACTTTGACATTGACCCTCTGTGCCTTGCCCTTGAACATAAACGGCTGGCGGTCTTCTTTCTTGATAGGATTGAGGTGTACATCAGAGCCCTTGCTCGCGAGGTAGTAGGCGCAGAGCATCGCAAGGCGAACATACGGCGTGCCCTCGTTGTAGACGGGAGGAATTTCCTCCATCGTATCGGGGACCGCCACATCGGTGGTAGAGCGCTGATTCGCGGCTTTCTCAATATACTGTTTCGTGCTTCGAGTCGCTTCCGTCAGCGTCTGACCTTCCTTAATCCAGGCGGGCAGAGACAGGAACGCATAGTTTTCCTTCTCATTCGCAACGCCACCGACCAACACGATGCCGATGAAGGTATCCTTGGTCTTGGGCTCGAACTCGATATGTACGAACATACCGCAGTAATCCTTGCTGTCATACAGCGGCAGATAGAAGTCCTTGAATGCGAGGCGTTCGAGAATCTCGTGGTGGATGACGATGTCGTCCGTATCCATCAGCAGTTCCTGAAAATCCTTGTCGAAGTCATAGACGACCTTCTCTCGCGCCCAGTTCCCGATAGTGTAGATGGGAAAAACCTGTCCCGCCAACTCCTTATCAAGGCCCGGCTGACGCATCTTCTGCGCGACACGGACACACTGCATCATGGCTTCTTTCGTGTACTCGTCAAGAGTCTTGCCTGCCGGGTCCCGAAAGTCGAAACCGATACGGTTCGAGCGGGTAACGGCGTTTGCAACTAATGCGATTCTCAGCTGCTCGTTAGTCATAGTATTTCCTCCGTGTTTATGATAATTTTTTGTTTTGATTTGAAAGCCGTTCGCCAGCAAAAGCTGTTGCCCACTGTCCGCCCCGTGGAGGCCGCTTTGAAAAGACAGTTAGCGGATTCCTCCGCCGTTACGCCTTGATGTGCAGGTGTTCGTTGATTTCTCGCTCAGTCTTGCCCTTAGTGAGGAAGACAGGTTTTACCTTGAACTCCTTTTCCTTAACAATGCGTTCCAGGCATTCCCATCCCTCGCTATCCGACAACTCGAAACCATACGGGTCGATGTTCAGGAACAGCCAGATTGGTTCTGCTTGCGGTTCGCCGCACATCATCCAGACTTTCAGAATTTTCGTAATAGCGGCAATGCCTTTCTTCCACGAGACCGCCATCACGCGGCTAACATCGAAAACCAGAAGCCGGGGTTCCTGCGAATCCTCGACATCGACCTTGACGGTATGTGCAAGGACAAAACCTTTCGGAGTAGATTTATATTGCTTGACCGCCATCGGTACTTGTCCTGGGATGAGCCTGTCGTGGTCTAAAACAAGCGCTGCATAGCTGCCGGTAACATCGAACAGGATGATTGCATCGGTACTTTTCTTCAGAATCCTGGCAAGCTGCTGCTTGCACCACGATGCGTTGATGACCTCGCTTTTGCCTGTCACCAGTGTATACCAGGCGTTAGTTTTGATTATTGGTTGCATATTCTCCTCACGCTTTGGGGCTTATTCTTTGATTTAATCATTTATTTCCTTTCCGACATCAAAGGTCAAACCACCAAGGAGTGGAACGCTCTCCTCTCCCCTGTTCTACTTTTTGCCAAGGCGTTTCGTACTTGCCGTGAACCTGTTCGGTAAGGCGCTTGCTGCATTCATCACACAACGAACCATAGGGCATATCCCATAAGGGCGTTGTGATAAGTTGACCGCAGCAATCACATCTCTTCCCTTCTTCTACTTCCGCAACCTCTTTCATAAAGTTGACGGTCTCTGCATCACCAGTAAAAACCAGCGGTGTCAATTCTGCTTCTGTGCGAACGACACGAAGCAAAGTAAGAGGAGAAGAAAAGTCCCAAGGAATATCGGCGGAACGTAAAGCATCGTAAATGCCGTTTTCTTTTGAATTAGAAACAGAGCGAAGTCGCGAATAGACTTCATCCTCGGTCAAATCCACTTTTGCCATTTCATTCTCCTTTCAGAGAACGAAACGCTGTGCGTACTCGGTCGAAGAATCCTTTCTTGGGTGCAGGAGCCTTTTCGCGCTGGCGGTACAACCCGTTCATAGATTCATCCAGATTATTAAGCTGGTCGCTCAGCTCGCGGATGTTTTCTGGCGTAGAAAACTTCTTTACGATGTCCCTGTCGGCTTTTTCTTTGACAACGGCAACCATCTTATCCAATGTTAAATCGCAATATTCATCCGTCCAATCACCGATGAAATAAAAGCGTTCTACCACGGTTCTTGTTGCGGTATCTTGGAAAGTCCCAAAAAGAATGGGGTCTTTTTCTCTTTTGATGGCCTCGACTCTTCGCTCTTCTCGTTTTGTGTAATCCGTGAAGACTACATACATCTTATCGAAAATGCCCTTGCAACACTCGATTTTCCGAATGATTTCTTCCGGAATCCGCCGCTGATAATTCTCCAGCTCCACAATTTTGACGACCTTGTTGTCTACCATGTGGATAAAATCGTCCACATCACTTTTGTAGACAAAGGTATCAATGCCGAGGTCAAGCAGCTTCTTTTCTCGTGTTATATTGTCGATGTGGAAAAGCAGCTTTTTCTGCGCAGCAATTTGTCCGGAACGCTGATACTCTTCGAGAAGAGCAAGGCAATTCTCATATAGCTGAGAAAGTCCGTCAGCCGTCATTGTCCGCTTTCGGCTTTTTACCTGTTCGAAATATTCGGCAGGAGAAACGATTGTATTGTTCATGATTTTTTCTCCTTTCTGCCTTATTCGGGCAGCGTATCGCATTTGATGTATTTCTCGCAGTATTCGAGGTTGCATTCTGCATATCACCCCATAGTGTGCTTCTCCGATTTCAGTTCCGTTTTCGTTCTGAACGCTATTATCCGGGGTGCAGTCCCCCGCAACCCGCCGCATGTCATGTGGGGAGTGTCGTCTCAAAGAGCGGCAAAGCTTGCAAAATAGCCAAAAGAAAAACCGTGACCACGAACACGCAGCCACGGTATAAAAACTGCCAGCCAAAGGCGGTGACCGGCAGGTTAGGATGTACAAGCGGGCAGACATGATGGCATATGCAAAAAATCGCACTTAGAAAGGAAGGTTTTCTGTTCGGCGGGAAAGAGAAAGAGGTTCGAGAACCCGCCAGACCCATTTCCGCTTGTACAATTCTTATTCTATGCAATTCGCACAAACACGCAAGCAAAAAAAGCAAAAAGAAATCCCCTCGCACCGAATGACCGGTACAAGGGGTTCTCACTTTGATAGAAAGAAGGAAGCTGCATCTCTGCAGCGCAGCACATTCAAGTGCCGCAACCGTCATTGACGGGTCGAAGGTTTTGGTGTTTACTCCGCACCGGCTTACAAGGTCATCATCGATGACACCGTCGAGTCTATACCTCCTGCCTTCTATAATGTATTATACCACAAATCGCACTTTTTTGCAAGGTTTTTCTCAAAATCAGGCTCATTTTGTACGCGGCTACGCATCAGCAGCTACGCTTCGACCTTCCCCCGCGCCCCTGAGTTCCGGCAGCTACGCAATTTTCGGAGGAGATGCAGTTTTTGTCCGTACTTTCTGTAACTCAATTCCTAAAAGTGTCCGTATTTCCAACTTTTTGGGAATGAGATGCACCAAATCCCTCAACTCATTTGCAGTTTGCCCTTTGCCTTTCCTGTATGGAAAAAGCACCCGCAATGTGGTATAATTAAAGCAAATAAATTCGTCCAGAGCGGAGATACACACGTCAATAACCCACGACTAAAGTCGCGGGCTTGCTCCGGCAAGTCCGTGCTTTAAATGTTGCTGGAAGCAGCGACAAATTATATCACGGAAAGGAGCTAAGGGCGCATTCCTCCCACGACTAAAGTCGCGGGTTTCCTGCGCCAAACTCATGACTATCGGAGACATTCTCGTTAATACCAACCGGGCAAACCTCAATAATCTGCTACCGTTATCGGAAGTGAAAACCAAAAAGGATTTCGCCAAATTCAAGAAGAAGGGCTATACCGTTGGCATGACTGCCGGGGAATTTCAGGAGAAATACCCGCTTCTTCCCATTGAGAACATTTATGCCTCCTACAACATCCTGTCCTCGCTCTATTATTGCGAGCCTCAAAATCCTACCATCCCGATTGTTTTGAATCTTCAGATTTACGGCGACAAGCGCCTATCTGTTGCAAACGAATCGGATGAAGCATTTCAAAATCGGATTCTCTCGATAGCAAAAGCAATTTCTGAGGGGAATGTCAAGCGGATTCGGTCGTATCTCTTTTCTCTCGAAGACAGTTTCAGGGTTTCGGTGCTCTCGCAGTATATCAAGAACGCAGAGCCCTCAACGGAACTGTACGACCTCTTTATGGATTATTACAAATTGACCGATTATGGGTTCAAGAATCTAAACGAAGCCGATATACGCAAAGTCCTGTCCGGTAAATCTGAGGAGCAGAAGAAGAAAACTGCTGAAAAGCTTCGGAAGTTCCCGGATACAATTACCGTTTATCGCGGAGAGGGCAGCAAATCAACGCCGTATACGCAGTCTTTCTCGTGGACGGTCAGCTACAAAGCAGCTTGTTTCTTTGCCTGCAGGTTGCCGAGCGCTGAAGACAGCACTATCGTATCGGCAGAGGTATCGAAGGATGATATCATTGAGTTCTTCCCCGAAAGAAATGAGGCTGAAGTTGTCATTTTGCCGTCTGCCGTGAAATCTGTAAAAGTCGATACTCTGTATGGCTTAGAATCTGTCGAAGAAGAAATTCTCGAAATCATGCCCCTGTACCAAGCCGGCCGCGAAGAGATTCGGCATCTGTATGCAGTTCATGGCAAACTCGATGCAAATGAGTCCGGGCACGATGCCCTACACACGCTGCGTGTACTATTCAACGCGCTGCTTCTCGTTGAGATGGATGGCATTATGCTTTCCGAAGAAGAAACGCAGATGCTGATGGATGCTGTCATTTACCACGACATCGGCCGTACGAACGATTACGTTGACGATAGCCATGGCAAGGCATCCCGCGATATTTATGCTGCTGACCGCAAACCCGAAAATCCCGGTACTGGATTTCTCATCGAGTATCATTGCCTCGATGATGCTGTCGCTCGCAGAGATTTGGAGGCCCTTTCTCTGCCGAACATTGACCGCATCTGGCTGCTGTATACGATTCTCAAAGATGCCGATGCGCTTGACCGGGTCCGGTTCGGGCTCAGGTACCTTAATCCTAAATACCTGCGCAACGATACAGCGCATAAAATTCTGCCCGTAGCACAGCTTTGCTTAGAGCACCTAACATTTTAAGGAGTATACATGGCTATTACACCAGCCCTGAGTCGGGAGTGCCAACTGTATACCAATAACGTGCTCTCTTTAGCCACCGTTCTGAACGAATACCTCGTGGACATGCTGCCGGACAAAAAGCGAGCGAACGGTCTCTGAAAATTGCAGAAAGCTACGGCTTCGAGTTGCATGAGGATGAGACCTATGTTATGCCGTTCGTGCGCAGACAGTGGCTCAAAAAGAAAACCGAAGAATGATACCAACCAATCCGGTATTCCGACACAGCAAGAGGAGCGTCCGCCAAAGCAGACGCTCCTCTTTGTGTTTCTTGTGCTTTTTGTAAGCTTACAACTTACTTGCCGCTGCTGTTCAGGCGCGGGATGGTCTCCGTCTTCGTTTCATTGCAAACCTTGCAGGTATAGGTTTTGACGCCCTCTTTTTCAGCCGTGGGCTTAGTAGTTACGACACCGTCATCCCAAGTATGGTCTTTTTTGGGCGTGACATCGAAAGTGCTGCTCACTTCACCGCAGACGATGCAGTATATTTCGGTGCGACCCTCTTCCTTACAAGTGGGCTCGATAACACGCTTCGCGGCACGATGACCGGTGGCGTGTACAATGTTGTCCTTGTAAGAGAAGCTGTCGTCCTCATTGCACTTGTGCATCGTGTAGCCGTCCTCGGTGCAAGTCGGCTGAACAACGGTAACGGTGAAGGTGTACTTGGTGGGCAGGACCTTTTCAGTCTTGGTCGCATCGCAGTTCTTGCAATTCAGAGTCTTTTCACCGTATTCGTCATAAGTAGGCGGAGTAGTGATGACGCCTTCATCCCAGACGTGACCAGTACCGCCGTAGTCGTAGGTCATGGTATGGGAAGCATCGCGCTTACAGTGCATCAGCATGGTGCCCTTTTCGGTGCAGGTAGCCTTTTTCAGGCATTCGGTGTACTCGGTGTCCCAATCATGGTAGCCGATAGCGGGCACAGGCTTCAACACTCTTTCGTTGCACCCCTCGTAGCTGCAGTACATCCAACGCTTGCCTTCAGTCTCGCAATAGGGTCCTTCGACGATTTCGCCAAGGCGCGTGTAATCGTGGACATGGACCTTAGCAATATCTTCGGTCTTTATTGTTTGGCACACGCTGCAGGTGAAGGTTTTGATGCCCGTTTCGGTGGCAGTGGGCTCCTTGGTGATGACGCCCTCATCCCACTGATGCTCGCCAGTGGCAGGCAGGTCTTTCACATGCTGCTTATCGTTGCAGCGCTCACAAACATTGTCTACGCTGCCAAGAGCACCACAGGTGGCGGGAGTAGTGACTTCCTTGTACTGATGGCCCAGCGCAGCAACAGGCGTATCCTGGTACGTCTTTGCGGGATTCTCGTTGCAGGTGTGCAGCGTGTAGCCGTCCTCTGTGCAGGTAGGAGGAACGACAGTTTCGGTGAAGGTATAGCCCAATGCAGGAATTACTTCCTTATGCACATGGGTCTTGTCATTTTTGCAGGTGTAGGTGCGCTCGCCATCCTCTTCGTAAGTCGCTTCCTTGGTAACAACACCTGCGTCCCAAGCATGTCCCGTCGCAGGAACAGTTTCCGTGTAGGTGTGGTTCTTATCATTCTTGCAGGTAAAGGTCTTGACGCCGTCCTCGGTGCAGGTAGGAGCTTTGGTGACAACACCCTCATCGTAGTTATGCCCCAGAGCCGCAATCTCCTCAGTCTTGGTCTCTGTGCAGCCGGTATTCTGGCACTTGTAGGTCTTTACACCGGGAGCCTCACAGGTAGCGGGCGTGGTGACAGTGCCATCATCCCACTTGTGCCCCAGAGCCGCGATTTCCTCGGTCTTAGTCTCTGTGCAGCCATTACGGGTGCAGGTATAGGTCTTAACACCAGCTGTCGTACAGGTCGCTGCTGTTGTGACTGTACCGGTATCCCAGGCATGCCCCAGTGCATTCGTATAATCGCGTTTTTCGGTCAGAGCGGAATCCTGGTCGCAGATGTAAACGGTATAACCCTTCTCTGTACAGGTAGGCGCTACCGTATTGCCCTTATGCCAGGTCTTTTCGACCATCGGGATATCTTCCGTGTAAGTAGCACCGCAGGAGGTGCAGGTAAAGGTCTTAACACCCTTCTCATAGATGGTAGCGGGCTTTGTGACCTTACCGGCATCGTAGGCGTGCGGCAGTTTTGCCTTGTAATCGCCCTTATAGGTCAGACCGGGGACCTCGTTGCACTCGTAGATGGTATACCCCTCAGCGGTGCAGGTCGGAGCAACAACGCTCTTGATATGATATGTCTTGTTGAGAGACGGGATTTCCTCGGTGCGTGTCTCATCGCATTCCTTGCACTTGAAGGTCTTGATACCGGTCTCGGTATAAGTAGCAGCCTTCGTGACTGTACCGCCATCCCAGCTATGTCCCTTTGCCGGAACAAAACGGTCATTGTAGTTCATGCCGCCCCACTCATGGCAGATATGCTCATCGTAGCCTTGCGTGGTGCAGGTCGCTTCATGACGGCGAACCGTGAAGGTATATTTTACCTGAGGCTTTGCGGTAGGAGCCGGAGTAGCTGCCGGAGCTGGTGCTGGTGTTTTTGTCGCTGCCGGTTTGGTAGTCCCGCCGGAAGTCGAAGTGCCTGTGCTCGGCTTCTCCGTCTTAGTCGGCTCGCTGGTGGTGTTGTCCTTCTTATCAGTGTTCTCAGCGGGCGTGGCGGTCGGTGCAGGCGTGGCGGTCGGTGCAGGTGTGGCAGTTACTTCTGGTGTTTCCGGAACCGCAGCCTGACTTTGGCTCGTGGTCACATCCGAACTCGTCGTATCGTTGGTATTTTTTCTTTTCTTGCAGCCGGTCAAAGAAACCGCAACCGTAGCAGCCAGTGCTACAGCAACGATTCTTTTCGCTGTACTAACTCTCCTTTTCATGATATACCTCCTTTAACTTTGAGGGATAGTTTTGTAAGTATATTATATCACATTATGTATTTGTTGGAGTCAATTTCAGAAGAATTTACAATTTCCTGATAATGTTCTCCCCTTTGCATAAGCGGTATATCCCGAAACTGTGCATAGTACCCAGTACATATGGCTAACTCTTAGTCCTTGGCACAAGCCATTGATTATATGCCGACAAGAAAAGCGCCCACTTTTTTGTGAGCGCTCTTTTTGTACCTGTTAGGTTTTTGATGAAATTGAAAACTTTCTTTACTTTTTTGCCGAAAATTTCCAAAAAGAAATCTTAGTCGATGCCAAGTACCATTTTCAGGTTACCGTTAAAGGAATCCGCAATGCTGTGTACGGTACGATACTGACCCGTATACCTCATGCATTGCTCATGCGTCAGTATGGGTTTCTCATACTCGATACGGTCGATGCGGATATCCACGGTTCGCTTATTGTTGCAGTAGTCGTCTGGGCTATCTGTCAGGATATAGGGCCCGTAGATAACAGTGCCATAGGCATAAATGCCGCTCTCATGCGCCGGGTCCTGCTTGCCAACATGCAGCATCACGATGTCCCCAATCTGCATGTCACGGGTAGCAAGGAACGGCTCCACATGCCCGGGTCCTTTGACCTTGTCGAACAGGTTCCATTGGCGAAGGTTAATAGGTTCAATATAGAATGTCACCGTAGCACCTCTGATGCATCAGTTGTTTTCGAGCACCCACTTCACATACTTTCTGGCAATGCTCAGCGGGTGGTCGGGGAATCGCTCATCGAATATATCGCGTTCCGAGAAGTTCATGAGAAAGCCTTCCCTGTATTCGGAATCATATGGGTCTTCAAAGAACATCTTCATCATTTCCTTGGTGGTGAAATGCTTTTCTGGGGATTTCTCCTTTATGGCGTTCTGGAACATTGCAAATCCGAAGCTGTCCCGCGCCCCGGTCATGCCTTCTTCGGTAAAGCTGCCGTTGACGAAATAGTCATCCTCGCCGACATTCACATTCAAGTTCAACAGATACGATACCTCCGGTTTCGGTAGGCCCTGCACCGTCTCCTGAATTTTCCGAATAGCGTAGATGTACTTGTGCCCCTTCGCGGTCAACCCGTTCTTGCACTCCAAAAGACCCATATTCTCCATCAGGGACAAGCGCACATCTTTGACGGTATCCTCAACGGAATCGTAGTCCATCGCTTCTTCCGGTGCCACAATCCAGGCAAAAATCAGGCCGAAGCACTCGTCATTGCGAATACCGCATCCGACATTGGGTTTCGGAACCGTATCGGGCAGAGGCTTGTTGAGGTTACCGTATTCGTCCGGCTTCACTTTAAGTTCAAATGCTTTGAAATTCTGTTCAGACATTTCCTGTACCTCCTGCCTCAATCATTGTAGGTGCATTGTTTTTAGGCTCAGTCGATTTCGTCCATTTCGCGCAGCGTATCCTCTGTGTTACTGAAGATTTTATCGTAGTCATCGGGGTATGTCAATGTCCCCAAGACATTCCCGGTCTTCTCATCTACATAATTGATAGTGACTTTCGGCTTCTCGACGCCATTCAGGGCCTGATACCCTTCTGCGCTGATGCCAAACAGCATCGCCTCCGTCGTATAGGGCGATTCATAGTCGGCATCCATGTTCACGGTAAAGACCGTCATGTCATCATTGTAGGTATAGTCGCTGAAATCCGATTCATCGCCATCGTCGAAGTAATCGGCAAATGTCTCGTCGATGGATGCTTTGAGGTCGTCGAGCGACTTTTTGTGCGCCTCTCTCGTCATCGTCGCAATGACAGACCCGTCGGCGCTGGGTTTTGCTTCCAAAACACCCTCTCTGTCGAGCAGGACCTTGCAGAATTCCTTTGCCGCTTCCATCCTCTCCTCATCCGTGCCATCGCTCATTACGCCCGGAATCATATACTCAGGATAGGTTATGGTTACGGTCTCGTTGCCTGCTTCGCCAGTCGCTGTGCTCTTGTCGGTGGCAGAAGATGCCGTTGCGTTTGCATTAGCCGTAGCGCCGCAAGCTGTGATGGATACAGCCAATGCCGCTGCCATCATAAGGCTTGTCAGTTTCTTCATCGTGTTCTCCTCGATTTCCTTTTAGAAATGTTCCGCTACAATACCGTCTAATTCTTTCCTGATTTCAGCAAATGACTGATACAGGTCCAGTGTTCGGACGATTATCTTGTTCCCGGACATCTGATATTTTCCGTCTGGCTGCATCTCATCTTTTGTTTTTGCGAATTCCTCTTTGTTTATCATGGCAAGCCACTTTCTTTCCTTGCTAAATTCAGCCGACTTTATCGCATTGTATATATAAAAATATTGTATATTCTTCTGCGACAAAATGCAATCTGTCTTTACTCGAAATAGCTATTTTTTCAGCTTGCACAAAGCCAAGATGCAATGTTTGGTAACTTCGCGTATTGACAGCGCCTGAGGTAGACATAGCAGTATTCATTGTATGTCGCCTGATTTCCCGGAAAATGTATTATCCGGCTTCTTAACTTATTTTTTGTATCCTAACTTTGTTTGAGCTAAGATGCAGCGGCAGAGTCAAGATTGGCAAATGAGCCAGTGTTTGCAAAAATCTTCAGAAAATTCCCGATTTTTTGCTGAAAGTCCAAATTATGGGACATGCCAAGGAGTATAATAAAGACAGACTAAAAAGCAAAGAGCCTCCAAGCCTGTCCGAAAACCACTATCTTACTCATTATCGCCGTTTTCATCGTCTGCTGCAAGGTATGCCGGGCAAGACTGCCGCAGTCAGAGCCATACGGACGAATGTCAGAACGGAACACAAAGAATAAACCACTCTCTCGAAAGGAGCGCTTATCATGAACATCCCTCAAATTCCTACCGGACGCAACAGCTACTATGACCTTGGTCCCACAAAACAGTTCGATGTCGAAACCATCCGCGAGGCTCTGCGCCTCTATGAAGACAACCTGGCTGAGAAGTTTGAGACCGCAAAACCCAACAGCATTGAGCGCATCGAGATGGGCGCAAAAAAGGTATCTGCGCAGACCCTCATCGCAAGACTTAGCAGACACCTACCCCTGTACGCAGACTGA